ATGAATAGAGGGAAGGAATGTAGTGACCCCTCCCCCTATGGCTGCGACAGACTTTTTATTTTATTTCTGTCGGCTGCCGAATAGGAGTTTTGGTAGTTGGTTTGATTGTTGTCCAAACATTTTCGATTGGACCATTATCAACAATCCAATTGATTGCTGCTGCTTGTACACCAAGCTCTTCAGTGATGTCGAGCAAGTCATCAGTGTTGCCCATGACAAAAGCTAATAGCTCAGGTGTATTGTAGTCATTGTCTGTATCATACTTGTACCATTCATCCCATTGAGTAAAGGGATTGTATGGATTGTCATACGTTGTTAGCATGACATCAAGTACTTCATCGTACTGTTCGTCCATTGACTACCTCCTTTACTCTACGATGTTCTGGATGGAACTAACTGATAGACCAAGAACTTCAGATACTTCGGCATAGCTGTGTCCATTACGAAGCATGGTCTTAGCTCTACTTGCTTTAGCTAATGAGATAGACTCACTCTTACGAGGAGTAGCTAACTGCTTAAGCCTGTCTGCATCTGAGTACCGAATGATCTGTGTTAGTTTGTTAGTAGACACAGCACCAGCTTGAATAGCTGCCCACTCATCATCGTCAATGCTAATCCTTACCTTCTTACCAGAAGCTCCAACTTGTACACGAGCTGCTGCAATAGATTGTTGCTTAAGCTTCTTAAGTTGGTCTGGCTGCATGTCGGGAGTTCGTTTAGATGCAATGGTTCTGTTAGCAATCAGTTGAGCTTGACGTTCTTTAGGAGCATTCATAAGAGCATCACTAAGCTTCTTGTCTAATGACTCTAACTGAGGTCTGTACTTAATCTTCGCTTCCTTACTGATGTGCATGTTAGGAGTCTTGTCTACTAGATCACGACCCTTTTGTTGTAGCTTACCAAGAGCATTAATATAATTACCATACATGTTCTCGATAGGCGTACCAGAACCTAGCTTCTTAGCATCATCGACCATATCAACAATAGCTTTCTCTGTTCCTTTCTTACGAACAGTCTTAGTAATTGTTGGTTTGAGTCTTGGGTTAGCTGCTAGTTCTTCAGGAGACCGGTGTCTTTCCACCTTCTCTGTTTCAGATATCTTTCTCTTGGACAAGGAAATAAGAGTAGATGCTCCAGTCCCTTTGCTACCAGTTAAAATATTGGTATGCAATTGGTATTTCTTTTTAAGAGATGTAATATCGTTTTCTCTTTCAGATCTCTTATAATCAAGACTATGTTTCTCAGCATCAATAACAACCATCGAATGTCGTACTGCACGAGCAATCTCAGATTGTGATGCGTTCTTAATAGTCATGTCAGTAATAAGATTAGATACCTCGCCCATTTGTTTTTGGGTATCGATCTTCGGAGGCTTAGGAGTATAATAAGCTTTGGTATCAAAGTTCTTTAACTCCTTCAATGAGCGAGCAGTTTTAATTTGACCCTTGTTGTTTGGAATAACCATAACAGAGTCACCATCAAAGTCTGCCCCTGAAAGTTTAGATGCAACAGATGAATCTATACCAATGGCGTCTTTGGCATTACGCATAAATTTAGCTGCACCACTTCCAAGTTTATTATTAACAGTTAGTTCTGGTAATTCAAATCTTCCTCCATGAGGATAACGAACGAGTACAACTTTCTCACCATTCTTAAAGGATGGAGCATATACTTCGTTAGCTTTGATACCATCGAGAGGTAATAATACTTTACCTTTCATTCGATCAAACCCTGTTAATTTAAGAGACTGTCGTTTCGAATCTAAGCCGTCAATAAAATCATTCATCAAGGCTTTCTTAACTACTGGATTCGTTAACTTAGAAATCTCTTCGTACTCTTTCTTAAGTTTATTGTATGTTGTTTCAATACGATCCTTAACAAGAGCAGGTGGTTGTTTAGATAGGAACTGAGAAGATAAAGTTTTAGACCAGGAATTCCAGTCGCCTTCTTCATTAACCTTATTGATTGCACCTTTCTGTCCGCCCGGTTTAATAGTTGCACCAAATGGATTATCGGGATCATCTTTCAAAGGTTTCAGTACTTTCTCTGGAGGAGTTCCTCGTTTCTTATTGGTGTTGAAAATAACATCGACACCTTTTGGAAAGTCTTTAGGATCTCCATAAACAGCCATCCCTTTAAGATAATGAGTTCCACCAACTCCAATGCGAACCTGAGCATAATGCGAATTACCTAGATCAAGATCTTTGACTCCAGGTCTTAGTTGCATTACCCCATCTTTTGCCGTACCTCCATCTTCATCGTACTTAATTCCCACCCGTTTCCAATCAAGGTGCTGAATAGGCTTAAGTCCTAGTTGAGATACACCATGTTCATCTTTATAAATAAGAGGTGGTGTAATCTTATCTCTGTTTTGTCGTACGACAGAAATATCAGGTTCTTTAGATAAGACCTTCATTTCAACCCAGTGAGCATCATTAGTTGCGTTCTTAACATAAATGTTGTGAACATGATAACCTTTTTCTTCTAACTGTTGCGTAGCACGTTTAAGCATACTATCATTAATACCTAGCTGCTGGGCTGAGCCAGAACCAATATCAATGTAATCGTACTTACCTACCAGTTTCTCCAAGTCGCCTTTGACTTGTTCCATTCTGGTAACATTGTGTTTAACCTTGGCATTTAAATTCATACGAACAGTGGACTCAGGGATACCTAGTTGTCTAGATATCTCGATTGATCCGAATCCTTTATCAGCTAATTCATTGATTCGAGAGATATTGTTCTTACGAATCTCTTGTTTAGCAATATTGTTTCTCTTACGAAACTCTGTTGTAGATATACCAAGTTTGTTCGCTATTTCCGTATCAGTCAGTCCAGTCTTGCGGTATTTAGCCACAACATCAGACCATCCAGTTGCACGTTGGTATGAATTATCTCCGGAACCCCAAGCATAGCGACCACTATGAGGAACGGAGCCTTGATGTGGAGTTCCTCTATGTTCGAGGTACTCTTGTAAAGTTTCCGACATCATTCACCTCACGGTTTGTTTTCAAGCAATGCTGAGAATTCCTTAATGCTATGCATAATATCATAGACATCTTCGGGCTCAGGAATTACTTCATCAATGTTATCCCCTTGATAAATACGCAGAATCATGTCTGTCTTTTCAGGTTTGACAGAATACTCAAGACAGAAATATGCAGCATATACTAACAATTGTTCCATCTTGGGTTTGGTCACACCTGTTTTCAAATCATGAATACGTAAGAATCCACGAGGATTATCTTTCTTTGGAGGATCATATCGAATAGCATCCGCAGTACCAAATGCATAAGGACTGTAAAATAATAGGACTTCGCTGTCCATGTTAAATCCTATTGCATCATTAACAAAATTGGCTAGGGCTGGATGTGTATGTCCAGGCAATAACCTAATTCGTTTGTTGATAGCTTCAGATGCAAATTCGTGTAACTCCGTTCCCCGTTGTTTCGCTAGCTCGTTTTCAAATCGACTAACTACTTTCTCGGGAGTATAATTTATCCAGTGACATTGACTAGCGCTTAGGAACGAGTGTTTTCCTTCGTAGTCGTAATGCCTGTTCCATTTCATGCAAAACTTCCTCCTTGTTTTCAGGATATATAGTCCTAGCCCAACCACCGTTGTCGTTATACTTCTTCAAGTAATATGGTTGGTTCGGACGATATGGTGCCTTAGCGCTCTTCTTGCATTCAAGATGAAATGACCAAGGCCCTACATCCACAGACAAATCAGGAATCCCTTGAATATGCTTAGCATCGTTCTTCTTAACGATCGCATCAGGAATCAAAGCCTCAATATCTTTAATTAAGACTCGCTGAAAATCTCTTTCCAATTTGCCCATTGTTGCTGCACCCAATTCCTCTCGTTGAATTTTTCTTTGGTTTTAATCGCTTTATAGACGGCGTCGTCTATACATTCCGAACTCTTTAAATAGATATAATGCATTGTATCAAATGGCGTATTAATACGATTTATGCGTCCTTCACTCTGCTCCATAATACGATATGAATAGTTGAGTGAGTAAAATAGAATTGTATCAGTTGTAATACAGTTCCAGGCTTCTGATCCGGCAATATACTGAACTAAATAAATCCAGCCATCGCCATCATCCGGAATACTCTCATGTCGAGAACCATTCCATTGTCTATATCTAAGTCCGAGTTCTTCACAAATATCAATTAGAATCTCCAACTCATAAATGTAATTGTAGAACACAATCAATTTATCTTTGGTCATGATATGTTGTCTTGCATTCTCCCTTCGACGATCACTAGAACAAACTATCTTTCTAAGTACTTGTGTGAACTCAGAAGCGTTCATAATAGGTTCGTTAGTGAAAGGATTAAATCTAGACTTAACAGTTTCGTCATACAACTTTCTGTCAAAATCACAGGTAACAAATACACGATCTATCTTAGTCTTGCGGAAGTCCGCCATAGACACAATAATAGCTCGCCTATATCTTTCTAATCGATCTACCTTGTGGTATCTCTTAATTTGAGGGAATGACGTATATGGTTTGTATTCAACATGTTCATCGATAAAATGAGACTTGTTGCGATAAAATCCATTGGCTATGAATAATACCATAAAATCAATCCAAGTATCGCCTGGTGTAGCAGATAACATAATCCATTTATTACGTCTGCTAATATCAATCAAGCTGCGTCCCCATGTTCCATAACCAACAGCACGTTGTTCGTCAAAAATAAAGAAAGCATCTTTGACGTCTTTGTACTTTTTGATATTGTTCCATGAATCAACAACTCCATTTATACCAAGAAACTCAAAATCACGTTGCCATTCTTTATCATCTCGCTTCTTTGCGACAGTGATAATATAAAGCGGTTTGTCCGAATGATTACGGATGTAGTAGAATAGGCCCGTTAAAGATTTACCCGAGCCTACTTTACCACAAAGCACACAACCATCTCTAAGATGATCTAATGCTTGTTCCTGATAATCATATAGTTGGACCATTAAAATCCGTATTTACGAGCCAATGGTGTTGATTGTACGTGGATATATGCTTTAGATAAGTCAAGGCGTGCGTAAGTTCCACGTTCGTGTTTCTCACGACGACGAATAACCATGTCACAAGCACGGATTTCCATTTCGTCAATCATACCATACATATCCGGAGTTAGGAAAGTGATGTTGTCAGTTGGTACTTCTTCATCAACATCCAATTCGCCATCGTCATTGATAAGCGCAATAACCGGAGTGCTGTACTCAGTATATACTTTGACCTTGATGTAATACGTTGGTTGTACAACATCTGGGTCGAGGTCTGGGTTCTTAGCTGCAGGATCGTGAAGTTTTACATTGATTCCATAATCTTGAAGAACTGGAACATCTTCTGGATCGATCACAATTTGGAAATTCCGGTCACCGAGTGCATTAAACTCAGTCTTACGACCTTCGAAGTTCGGTCTAAACATAAACCGAACATTTTCCAATTGCAACTGTTTATTACTAATAGCTAATACTTTTGTCATTTTTAAAATATCCTTTCGATTTGTTTTGACATAAAAATAGCAAGAAAAAAGTAAAAGATCCTAAAATCTTTTATCCCTTCCTATTATGTGCCAAGTAATTTCTGCGAAATCCGCAAGCAACAAAATTAGGCTACCGCCGAAGTTTCTTCTGACACCTCAGGCGATAAACCTAGAACAACTTGATAATCAGTTGGCATGTCATCAACAATTTCATTGATGTCTCCAACTTTCATAATCTTCTTCAAACCTTCGAGAGCGACTCTGTCATAATATGCAAAGTCAACATCATCGTCTTTAAATTCCGCAGATTGCTTGAACTTAAATCCTTTTGTGCCAGTTACTGACTTGAATGTTTCGTTGTCTTCAGTCCATAATGCTTCTTCTCCAGTGAGAGATGCATAAATAGATCCTACTTTACCAACGAACTCTTTACCAAGATAAATATGACCCTTCGATTGTTTGGTTAGGAAGAAATCTTTTTCCTCAATACGTTCCTTGGTCCATACTCGTTTCAACAAATATGGATTCAAGAACTCAGCACCAGTCGGAGACCAGCTGTCATCTTCAAGCTGAGCTATATAAACAGCATTATTAATTAACGCCATACGTTTATAGGTATGCTCATGCTCAAATTTATAATTGTATTGAGGTAGTGCTCCAAATTTATGGACGAAGTCAATAATATAATCGTCCACATTTGGAATCTTGATCGAGTCCGTCTTAATATGAGCAACCTCATATCCTTCGTCCTCAACAGCAAAGCGTAAGTCGACCATAAATAAAGCTCCACGTTTAGCAACAATATTGTCAACGTTTGATGGATGCTTGAATTTATTGTCAAACTTAGCAGACGTCATACCATATACAGAGTTGATTACAATCTTCAATGCTGTTACCAAAGGTTTGATATATTCAGGATTATCCAAGAACGGTGCCAGGATACCATCAAACATTTGTTTAACTTCATCGATCTTGTTATGCTTAAGCAACACGCGAACTTTAAGTAAGTCAGCATACCTTTGAGTATATGGGCCAAAGTAATTCATATTCACAAGACTGTTCGGATGCATAGACTCGACGTCAAGCAATCCAACGTTCTTGTAAATACCTGGTTTAGCATACACATAACCACCCTCGCCGGTCTCAATACCACGATATGTGGATTTACCGAACTCGTAGACATAACCAGGAAATGTCTTGGACAGATCAACATAATTGAATTTGTCTTGTGGTCGTGGATCGTTACCGAAGATAAATAACGCGGTCAACTGGTTGTTGGTTGCATTCATAGATCCACGGGAAATTGTTGCTAGGATTTCACGAGCAACATAGTCTGCATAAACAGCATCAAACAATTTCTCAGTAGCATCAACGTCATTGACACAGTAATTAACAACGACTGGTACTAAATGATCTGGTACTGGTTGATCCCAAGGGATTTCCATTTCCACGTGTTTGATACCGAGTTCGACTTCCCATTTCTTAAGCGACTGTTTCTTCTGACTGTACTCATAAATATCAGCATAACTAATTTCATAAGCAGCTGCATACATTCCAGTCTTGGCATTCTTCTCGTTGATAATACGATGTGACTGTTGGAACAAATCCATTTCACTACCGCCGAGAAGTCTAGCATAAAGAATATGGTTATCATATCGTCGATTGTTAAATCCTACGAGAGGGAACGAAAGCAAATATTCAATCTGCTCAGGGGTCGGATTAATCCATTTAACGAATTCATCGTCTCCGTATTTCTTCCAGACAACGACAAACAGATTTGGATATACCTCAATATCAAAGAACACTAATTCTTCTTTGGGATATATCTTTGTGAATCCTGTAAGTCGGTCTTGGATCTTATCTTCGTTCTCATCTCGAAGTGTTGACCACGGAATCTTCTGAACAACCTTCAAACAATACTCACGATTATTTGTTGATTTCAATGCTCGCATCATACAAGCATGTCGTAAATCATTCAAGTCATATTCCAGACCTTGATCGTGAGCCTTCTGAATTTCATGAGCAATCCAATCGATAGTCGGTTTAGTATTTGGATGTGATGGTTCCTTACCTTCAATCATACCCAACTGTCGTTTTACAAAATTACGTAATACCTGTTCGGTATACACAATATCTTCTATCTCGCTATACACCACAGCCTCCTTCTCTCTTAATGGGAGACCTGAGGATATATGCGCGATTTCATACTCATTGGCTTTCATATTGATACGTCGTAGAGAAGACTTCCCACGATATACCTTGATCTCCACATCCTCTTCGACCAAATTAGATAACTCATTCACATTACCGTCATAAATATAATGCAAGTGAATACCATGGCCTGATTTGGATAGTTCGGCATAAGTCGGAGGGAACTGTCGAGCTGCTTCCTTGTTCAGTTCCAAATCCTTCTTGCCGGTCTCTGGGTTCTTTTTATCCAAGTCAATAATAACATGACTAAGCGGAACTTTAACCCAGTGAAGTTGTTCCGTGTCGATATCTGCTAGCACAGTCTTAACATCGTCCCACTTCGCTAAAGGATTACCTTTCGAATTTGCAGGTTGTGCTGGGAATGCTGCTGCGATACCATTGAAATATGACGGGTTGTCTAAGAATGTGAGCCAATCTTCTTTTGCTTCTTCAGAATGCACGAATCGACCATCGGTTTTGTCTCCGAGCCCTTCTGGATATACGACTTCCCATTTGAATCCTCGATATAAATTCTTGTAACGAATATTATCAATCCGAATCTCTGTATGGAACTCGTCGAAATATCGCATGAGCTCTTTCTTGATCTTTGCCTTATATCCTTCTGTCTTGAATCCGAGATCTTCCAGATATTCTTTATACATCTCAGCAACACGCTTGAGCGTAATATCCTTACCAATCTCCATAGCATTACTTCGGACAAAGTCAAAGATAATATCTGTATTGACTGCCATCTCAATATCGAAGTAATCGTCGTAGAAAGAATAACCAAGTTCTTTGAAAGTATCCATTGCCATAGATGCAATATATGGAACCTCGTACTTGACTCTATCAAATAACGCATCGTATTCTTCGTGAGTGAATTTACGACCGCTAGGATTTACTACAACCGCCCGTCGAGTAATCCCCGAGTCAATATTCCTGACGCGATATCGTTGGTTTGACGCAGTTACCAATAATCCGCTGAATGTTACATCATATGGTTCTTTGTATTTCTTGTTGACAGATATAGTTTCATGAGATGTCAGTTTCAATAATGGGGTATCATTACTAATCCTGGAAATATCCGTATCGTCATCGATCAACAAAGGAACCTCTCGGATCTGTCCCGTTGCAAATGGTCCACCACTTGTCAACTCCCGCAAGTCGATAGGCGCATGGTATCCGTCGAATATCATCTTGAATACCTTAAGCACTGTGCCTTTACCAGATCCTTTTGGCCCATACAAATACATGAACTTCTCGATACCGTCCATTTTGTTCATAAGCAAAGCGCCCATAAACCATAGAATTTTCTCAGCTTCATTTGGATCGTACAACGTATATAACAATTCTTTAAATGCCGGGCAGTCACCACTCACCGGAGTGTATGGTAATTTAACAGTTGCATAATCTTCTCGCCTAATCTTATGATCAGCAAACAATATGCGTCTGTTGAAGTTGGTCTCAGGTTGCCAAAGGACTTTAATATAATCAACAAACAATTTATACTTGCCCGCTGAAGCTTTACGAATCTCTTTAACCTGAATCCTAGCTGTTGGATGTTCGGCTTTTATTTCATGATACTTTCTCCACAAGATCGAGTCGATACAATCAAATAAATAGTTCTGGTCCATTATCCATTCGTTTCCATCCCAGAAAGCAAAGAACGAAGAACCTTTAATAACCAAGTCTTTAATATCGCCAAACAAGAAGTCTGGAGATATGACATAATCATAAACTCTGTTGTTACTGAAGTTTTGCTCGACAGTGACGTCTAAAAAATCAAACTTCACCGAAACCCTCCTTTTCTATCGTATTTTGTGAGTTGTGGCCAATTTCGACCATTATAACCGAATCAGACCAAATTTAGCCGTTTCAGACCAATAGTCCCCATTCTCCCCTCTTCTCCTATTGTTTATATATATTATAAGCTTTTAACTCTTGATGTAAACAATGTAAAAACAGGGTCGATTGGGGGGATTAGGGACTCACAACCCCTAAAGTACCCTCAAAATCACCGAAATATGCCCAAAAACCACCAAAAATAAGGCATTTTCAAGCTATTTCGGCTCCGCCCCAAAAACCCTTAAAAATTTGGGGGATTTTGGGGGACTGCTATTTTGAGCCATTTTAGGCCCATTTTTCCTATAATATCATAGTAATTTAACCACGATTTTAGCCCGAATCAACCATGATTTTCCCACAATATTATAGGAAATCCGGCCGATTTAGACGATATAATTGACGATTTTGCCTCGTTTTTTGGCTTCATAATAGTCAATATTGCCAATTTTAAACCCATTTATACGACGTTTTCGCCACATAAATAGGTCATCTTTAGCAGGATCTAGGCTCAAACCAGCACAAATATCGTAGATATGCACACCATGTTTGCATGAATATTGTATCTTTTGATGCATTTTATCAAGATCTTCATACTCAATTCCGTTCCTGCTAAGCTCAGATACACCAGTTAATCCCAAAGAATCCTTAATCAAACCCCGAATAATAGAGGATCTAGGCTTAAGCATCCACTTAGGATAGTAGTCTGAATGGTGTCCTGAATATGCGTCAGAGATCTCTAAGAAGAAGTTAATAACATCAATTGCTTCCACAATATTTTTCAGTTTCAACACCTTAACTACGTTGGATCTACGGTCAGCATACATCTCAAACTGGATTACTGTAGGATCCGTAAGTTTGAAATACATCTTGCCATAGATCTTCGCCAACATATACTTGTCATACTTACGAATATCTTTATAGAATTTACGCAAGTAGTCTGTGAAGTTGATTTTAATTAAGTCTGTTCCAGGTTCAATCACGACCATCGTAATTTACCTCCGGATCATCATAATCTGCTGTGACAAAACGTGAGTTTGTAGCCAACAGTACCTTACCAAGTTCCCGCCAATATACTAGAGAAGGTCTAACAATAGGGATAACATTATCGTCATCAACCATGCTAGCATAGTCAGTCTTAATAATATCATCGAAGTCAACATCAACACCTTTAGTAAATAAGTGACGACGGATTTCGATGTGTTGAGGAACGTCCAAAGCGTCTTTTAGTAACCCGCGCATCCATCGTACTTTTGGTTCAAACATCCACTCTGGCATAAGTGCCTTATCTAAACGATACGAGCTTTCAGCGAGCATAGTGAAGAAATTTACGACCTGCACAAACATATCTGGAGTAAGACCATATAATACCTTACGATCGTATCTGTAACCGTAGAAGCGGTATTTGAATTGGACCTGGGTTGGATCTGAGATGTTGAAATACATATAGCATTCAATCTTCTTGAAATAATCCAAAGCATCTGGACGATGTAATTCGAAAAGGCGTGTGAAATATTTGGTTAAATCGATAACATAAATGTCGTTTTGGGCAGTCATCTTAATACCTCCTATTCCTTAAACCTTACGAATGAATTGGCGAATATCAAGAGTTAAGTAATCGCCTTTGAAGATCTGCTCAAATTTGATGATTAGTTCTCCATTAGAAATCTGAACTGAAGTTATCTGTCCGTTACGAGTGCCTGTATTCCAAAAGATATTAGCAGTAACGCCTACAGCAAAACGCTTAGTTACTTCGGTAATATCTACAAGATCTGTGATTGGTACAGAGATTTCATATTTATGGACGTCAGGATCTTCCGGATCAATGCCGACTGAGAAAATGGGACCTTTAGTTTCCAGAAGATCAGTATCCACATTAATAAGAGTTTTGATACGAGCAAGAGCGTTACCATATTTAATGGATTTGAATTCCTTAAAATGGAGGATGAAGATATCCCCAATGTATGGGATAATAGCGTCCAATGAATATAGCAGATCGTCTTTGAACGTGTTCCATGAACAATCTTCAAAAGAATATAGAGTGTCCGGCTTGTTCGTCGGAATACTAAATTCCTTAGCTCGTTTTTGTACACGAGCACAAATCTTAATACCATCACGTGAGTGTTTCACCCACAGAACATCATTCATATCGATGTCCAAAACTTTTAATGTCATACCATACCTCCTTAAATAACATCACGGACAATCAATCCGTGTTCGCGCAAAATAGGTTTAAGATCAAAGTCTTTACCCACCATAATAACATCTTCACCAGGTTTAGTCTGATGATTATCGAACCACAATATGAAGTTTTGTTTCATAGGCTCGTTGTCAAACACCAAAATCTTACGATTATGATGACGCCATTGCTCTAAATCATTAGAGGCAAGTCCTAGGTGAATGATTAGAACGTTTTGAATACCATTATCCACAATATGAACATTCCCTAAGGAAGGGATATTACCAACGATGTCGACTTGGGAAGCACGTGAGCTAGCCAATATAGATGGTTGTTTTGCGATATATAGCTTAACCATGTTCGCATCGTCGGGATATTCGTTTGTGGTGAAATGAGCATCGTATAGACTTCGCCAACCAATAACATAGTCCTTAGCCGCAATAGGATAGTGGTGACAGATACGTTTGTAATCTGCCACTGTCAAATATCCCATAGTCTTCAGAACTTTCAATAAGACACTTTTCAAATATGATGTCTTCTCCATACCAGACTTGAATTTCATTCGCGGCTCCTTTTAACTTTCTTGCGCATCCATTGAAAGTTGTCGGTAATCTTCTCGCATAAGTTCGACAGCTTCCTCAAGAACTTTTACACGTTTACGATGAATAGCCGCGTCTTTTTCTTTCCATTTTTGCAATGTTGTGGTATCGAATAGATATTCATTATGTTCCACAATCCGTTTCAAATGAATTGGATGGAAGAAAATATCATCAGATGCTTTAGGACTTGTGTAGTCAAGAGCACGTTTGTCGAATCCGAACATGTAGTCCTTCAATTCGACTTTCTTATTAGCAGCTTTACGCAGCTCGGCAACAGAGATGGAATCGCCACGGTTCAATTTGTCTAGAACATACATATACCACAGAACTTTTTGTCCTTGTGCGGTAGTGTATTGTTCGTCGGTCATACCAGCGTTAGCAGCTTGCACAGCCTCGTCATTGAAATGTTTTGATTTGATAACAGGTAATCGAGTAATATCATACTTCATTAGTTTCTCCTTTTGTTTAACGTAATACTACGAGAAGATTTGCTCGTAGATCCCAAAGTAACTTCCGTGTGTCAGCCTCTCCTACGATTTCGCTACGTAGAATAGCCGAGTCCAAGAGTTCTTTCAACTTTCTGGCAGCTTCAAAGATTTCAGCATCATCCATGTCCGAGACGACCTTATCTTTTATTTCGTCCATTAGTCTTTCCTTTCCAATTATATGTGTTGTACTCGGAATGGTCCAGCTCCTTTTGGTAGCGTGTCGCGTCAAGAATATAGTAGTTTTTGACATCAACAGGACCACCCGGAGTAAACGTGCAGTCCAATGGTTTAGAATCTAGAATATCCAAACGAGTCAAATGTGGCTCATCTGGATTATTCCAATATCTAACCAATGATAAATTAATTACAGGTAGATTTGTCCCTTGACATGATGCGATTTCATTATCGTCAGATTTGTATTGAATGAACTTGTATGTCGTTGCATACTTTCTGAATATGGTATCGATGAAATCTTCTGAATCATCAGCCTTGAACAATTCCTTAACCATAGCCAACAGTGACTCCGAACTTTCGAAAATAAACATCCGATGATCATTGTCAGTTTCTGAGATCACAAGATATGGACAAAGCATGTATTTGTCTTTACCCATATTGATCTTAATAAGATTATCCCCATAAGCTATCCCCACCATGATATTGGGTCTAGCCTTGGATAATTTGGTCCAAAACATGAATTTGTAGCCCTTATAATAGTCTTCATTTAAGACCGATAGATCGCTCTCTGCGCACTTCCTGAGTACGTCGGCCCTTTCTATCGAATAAGGAACTACATAGTCGTTAAACGCCATTATATAGCCTCCTAGACCCCTTCTAGCGGGTTAGTTTGTCCCAAAGGTCATCTCCAGCCTTTGGATAGATCACAAGTCCATCATTTGAGCCCCATTCGTCATAAACCTGACGTCCGAAAGTCAAATATCCTGCATTAGTCTTCTCCATAGGATAGATATAGCAGAATGTGTTTATGGATTGGATTGTGAATTCGGAATTGGTTTTCATGTTTGAGATCATGCGGTTCATTAATCCCTCAGGACTTGACACGATCTCTCGTGGAATGCAGACAAGAACCTCTTCTTCATCTTTCCTCTTGGCCAGGAAGAAATTATGAGTAGGAGCATCGCCATTCTTGTATTCCTTAATAGTAGTAATACGACTACCACCGCATAATACAAAGTTGTATCCACGCGCAGAATATACGTCAGTAAGGCTTCTAGAAAACCCTTCCACAACGCAGTTATCCGATTCCGATTCGGATGCTTCCCATCCTTGGTTATATGCCCGAAGTACAGGAGTACCGTTTCGCAAATACATGTGTTTCAAGTCGTAACCGTTGATCAGTCGGTAGTGACTTAGTTTGTATTTGTCTTTCGTGGTCCACATGATCCAAGTAGGCATTAAAGCCCACTCGATATCTGTGATGATTTTGTCAAGCCAATTTTTAAGATTAGCAAGACCTTCTTTTAGTTTTGCAAATAGTTCCTTCATTAGGTTAGTCCTTTCTGAAAATATGATGCGATGTCTCGCGTAGTAATTCAATTCCTAATGTTATAATTCTGAAGTTTCAAGTTCGCCCAAATCATCATAAATAAAGAATGAACGATAGCGTCCGAACTGGTTTAGACCAGCCATATAAATAGTATGTAGATCTTTTCTTTTTATGAATTGATCAGTGATAGTGAGATTGTCAGTACAACTTTTTAGGATTATAGTAGTACCTTCAAACAGATTATGCAGATTCGCAAATACATAATCAGACTCTCGCATACTTATTGTTAGATCACTAGCAGAACAACGGAAAGAATATACCTTCCCGTCCTTCTTGATGATAATACGATTAATCTTCCGAGTCGTCATCTTCATCACCTTCTTCTAGATCCACAAATCCTACCTCGTGTTCAATACGTTTGTTGTATTCGTCCCACAGTGACTTAGAATCATCATAGTCAGACTTAGGTAATCCAAACATACCGAAAGTATCATCATAATTTGGCTTGTTAGTGCGTCCACTTTCCAAATATGAGATAAAGGTATCGTGAGTAATAGCGTCGAAGTCCTCGAACTCAATTGACATCTTATCAAAAATGAATTTCAGATATTCAGTTGCAGATTTCTTACCACCTTCAACATGTAGATTTTCAGCAAACCAAATAAGAAGCTCACCAATGCTTGCCCAGCTAGAATATTTAGATGCAAATCCAAAGTATTCTACACGCTTGTCAATCAATTGTTGACGGATGTTGAGCAGCGCGATGTTGTGTTTGTTAGGAGTATATTCCCAAGCAAAGATAGGTGCAAAGTCATCAATAAGTTTTGAATTATGGATTCCTGCACGGTCAAGAACTAACGCACAGTAATAGTCATAGCTATCTTGCGTGTCTTTGTCGTAGATCATACGTTCATACTCCATTTCATTAGCTTTAAGCGAGCGGATTGTATACATCATATCATCAATGACCTTACGAATTTCTTTCGCAGATCGTTTGTCACGATAGTTTAGGAATCGATCTTTCATTTCGAATTCGTCAAATTTACGAACTACAGAAATGGTATCGCCTTGTCCATCTGGAAGGTCGATAACTTCTTCAGTCATTGGATCATATTCAATCCCAGCAGCATTTTCATATGGAGTAATGTTACGGATAATCATACCGTTTTCTTTACGCCAGGCATGTCCATCACCAAATTCAAGAGGATCTTGGTCCTGTTCGATATCACGTTCAAGATCCATCAGAGCATCACGCTCTTCGAGACGTTTCTCAATCTCAGCCGCTTCGTGAGCTTCTAACAGTTCTTCATACGAAAGACCATCTTCTTCCAACTTCTTTTCTTCCTTATACCATTTATAGAGACGGTAACCGGCATAGCCGATACCTGCCACTAAAACAGTATATCCCAAAATCTTCAAGTTTCTATTCATTATTGGAATATCCTTTCAAAATTTAATTAAGCTTGTTCGTCCGCTTCTGCGTAGATGTTTGGAGCGTAACGGTTGCGTGGGCGTTTCCAGCGAACATATGTTTGTGGAACCATAGCTTTATCTTCTTCATCCCACATGTCAAATGTGTCCCATTCAATATAGAATTGATCAGTGTCTGACCAGAAGAATGGTAGGGCAGCAGACGGTACCTCAAATCCAAGTTGTTCCAACACATATGGGAATGTTAATTCGCCCCATTTAGCCATTTTAGGAATTAGAATTTCGTTGTAGATTTCTTGGATTGTGCGTTCGTTATATTCTGGTTCACCAGGTGCGTTGAGGTTAGAATTCTTGAAATATGCGCCATAGAAAAGCCCTTCGCTAGGTACTTCAACAGTAGTTTCGATTTCGTTTCCATCTTCGTCAGGGATTGTGATTTTACGTGTGTCATGAGGAGTATCAAGACGTTTGAATGTCTCTTCGTCAAGGATTTCCTTAGCACGTTTACGGTAGCGTGAATGTTCTTCTGTGATTACCGCGAGAGCAGCCGTAACAGCTTTGAGGCGATTGTTCTGAATAGCGTATGAAAGTCCAATACAAGCGACACTAAGAGTCCCAACAAGGACAGGCACAGCAATGTCTTTGGCAACCTCAGTAGCGATTTCAACTTTTGATGGGACAATTCCATCCTCCTTCATTTCCTCAAATTTTTCTAAAGTCTTATCGACTTTCTTAGCAGCCTGGTAAGATGTTACAGCAGTAGCAACAAGTCCAACGCCTCCAGCGATAACAAATGCAAGTGGTGCATGTTTAATTCCAAAGTTCTTAGCAGCGACCAGTCCACGACGCGAGTTCTTAGCGAGGTCTGCAAAATTAATTGATGGTAATTTCATTATGTGTTCTCCTTTTATAAAATAGTGTTGATAACTTCATTGGATTCTTCTTTAAGAAGAGAATATCCGCAGATGTTTGATAAGATGAATGATGAGTTAGCTCGAACCTTACGCTCTTTATTAATATGAGCATCGTGTTCAAATTCTAGAACCCCATCGTTAATAGACAACCCTGTTACATTACTGAATAACAGAGGTTGCTGATTTTGATGCGTGTGTTTCTGATAAATCCTAACCCGCATATGTTTCCTCCTGTAGTGCTTTTTCGTGTTGCGCACGTTTGATAGCAGCATCACGGTATTCATCAACAATATGCTTGTATTGCAAATATGTAGACGGAGTAAATCCATGTTTGTTTTGCAGATCTTTGATTCGTTGTCGTACACCACGTAAATGTGTATGCATAGACTTGAAGTCAAATACATCTGCGCTATTGATCATGCCAATAGTCATTCCTGAAACTTGGTTCTGCTTAATTGAGATTTGTTCTTCTTTACGCATAAGATAATCGATGAGAAATGCGTACTCCGTTTCTGGAGTCCAATGTAATGAATAAGAGTTGATTTTGCGTACTGCGACCATAATTAAGCCTCCTGTTTTTGTTTAATAGCAACCTTACGAATATCGGCACGTTCGAATACATGCTCGACAGTTTCGTTAATTTCAACCAAATGTTCAATAATAGTAACAGTGGTTTCGCTGCGTGTGTATGTCAATCGTAGTTCCTTACCGTATTGGTCTTTAGGAACATAGTTGAAATATTCACGACTTCCATCGCGAAATATAACGTCAATCTTTGTGATCATTTAAGCCTCATTTCTTCAACCAAGCAAATGCTAGGATGATCCAACCAACAGGGCCAATGCAAAGTAAAAATAGGGTAGCGAGTAAGTTTTTCATTTTAGTTTCCTCCGTTTATCTTTTAATCCAATCCATGAATATGAGTAGCCAACCAATTGGGCCGCAAGCGAACAAATATAAGTATGCTAGATAGCGTCTCATTCTTTGTCCTCCAAATATTCAGATCCGAACATACCAATTCGAATCCCGTCTTCCTTACAAATAGCATCGAATGCAAAATATGATTGTACGCACCCAATAACATAACCGATTCCAACCAAACCAATACCAATAACGAATTTCTTCATTAGTAAACTCCTAACTAAATTTCTTCAACAGGTGGGAATTGAATTGTATATCCTCCACCACGCGCAGCAACAATTTTAGATCCACGAAGATCTGTCCAACCATAAGAATTATCAGTAAACCTTGATGGAATATCCGATAGTTCATAGTAATCTGCTACAGATACAACTTTGTAATGTTCAAGGTTACTTAACATGATGTTAAAGATTTCCTGAGCTTCCTGCGCAGTTTCAAAGTCAACGTATTTCAACACATCAGATGTCTTTTCGGAACGACGATTGAATTGTCTATCGTAGTCAATACGTCCTCCTCCGCGATATGTGTCCATACGTGTAACATTGTTTCGTCCACGACCCCAGTATTGCGTAGGTTGTCGATGATAAATATAATCATCACCTAACACAGCACGCTGGATCGCAGTCGTAGTAATATCGACGAAAGTGTTTTGAGCGCTTGGGATAATAACCTCATGCACGAGATGTTGCACAACACCTTTAAATCCACCTTCTCCGAAAAATAGTAATCCCGCTCGAGATAACAAACTAGGTTTGCGCACTCGACCTTTAGCTACTGCCTTCTGCTTTTTACGCACAGCAGTCCCGTCATTCTTTTCTACCTTAGTAGATTTTTGTTTTACCTTATTGTAGTCAACCATTATACTCTCCTAACATTCAATACTGCAGACCATTCGTATGTTACAGGGTCCATTTGTTTCTTGACTCCGTCTGCAATATATGTTCTTCCTTCAAACCAAACGCGATTATTATAACCATTAAGTTCGGTTGCTAGATCCGCCAACGTAATATCACTGGCGTTGTCTAATGGCACAAAGAATCTACCAGTGACAGGGTTAAAATCAGGGACATACATTGCGTCATAATCTTCTAATATGACCGCCATATATGTCTATGCCTCCTTTCTGTGACAAAAAAATAAAAGAGGGTGTAAATAACCCCCTAATATTAATCGATAATGTTTTATTCAAACTCTACGTCAATAACATCTTCATCTTCTTCAGACTTAGATTTACCTCCAGCGAGTAGTGAAACCACGAATAGTCCAGTTGCAACAAGCGCAGTACCCACAATAATCTTCTTAGCGACCGGACGCCACTTCGCAATTGTCTGTGCGATAGTTGGATTCTCCGGTTCAGCCACGATTGTGGTTGTAACATCTTGCTCAACTGCAGCTTCTGCTGCTTTCACTTGCTCATCTGAGATAACCTCAGTTTGGTTTTCAACGATTGTTTCTTTTGACATTTGTTTGTCCTCCTTTTGTTTTATCGTTTCATTATCTGCTATGTAATTTCTGCGACTACTTTTTCCAAATTTTGGAAAGTAACGCAATTGTGAACACAATCCATACAGCACCGGTGATTCCGATTACTACAGATGGTCCATAAATAACGGCTGGAAATATCCCTAACGCAATCCCGCAGATAATTGAGAATGGTACGGATAAAACCAGCACAGCAGCTGTTAAAATAATTTTAACTGTCGACGTATTCAACTTCCTTAATCTCCTCTTCAGTTCAAAATGTTTCGAATTCCTCCATATCAGAGCGTTCGAAATGAATGGTGAGATTATCAGGGAGTTCCATTTGTACTTCAGAGCTGCAAGCGTAAAAATTATCACGAAGTGTGTCCATGTCTTTTAGTGACATTGGAATACGAATATGTTTTCTCATTAATATTTCCTCCCTAAGCGGCGAATCGAGCCGTATTCATTCACCAGTAAAATAGTATTGACAAATCCATCAGTACTCGGGATACCGACAGACTTGTCTTGAATAGCATATTGCTTGTTGTTAATAACCAGCACATACTCACAATTTAAATCCAACATGTGTACGATCGAAATAGGTATATCCACAACAACAGAACTAATTCGTCCATCAGATGTTGGGAAGGTGTCCTCATATTTACCGCCAAATGTTGTGGTTGTCCCTTTGTAATAAATAGACAACGAGATGTTTTGCTTCTGTTCCATACCAAACCTACCTCAAATATGTATTGTCCTGCAAAGCTTGTTGCAGAAGTTCTTTAGTTGTAGATGTGCCGACATATAGTCGATCAAACATCACATCAATGACGCTCAAGAAATACTTGATAGACTCTTTATCACGTTTGACATAGGCTGTCTGACGATCTTCCTCATATGGATGGAACGAATCCTCAGATATGTTCATACCAATATCTTCATAATAAAATGACTCGGTAAGCGTGAGAACAAGCTCGTCTACAAGTCTCCTAGACAATTTGAATAACAGCCCTTCCAAATCTATGAATTCTAGATTATCGGGGATAGTCATCATCATGTTCAAATATGACTTGTAGTCTTCCTGGGCTTGATGCTCACACCAACTAGTGATAAGTCTATCAATATAGAAATCTTCAATCATGAATACGTTTTGTAGATCCATTGATCGAATGTTTGCTATGATTTGGTTCTTGAAGTCATTGCTAGATAAAATAACCTTTTTATCTTTCATGTTTCTTTCTGTCCAAACTTTCTAACATTTCTTTTCGCATTTCATCCGGATTCCTGTTGAATTCGAATGTTACTGACTCAGCATCTTCTTTCATAGATTCTTCAGTTCTATCTAAGACATGCTTGAATACGTCAGACATGAATTTTGTATCTTCATAAGATACATCCGGATCATGGAATGCGTTCTCATAATATCGCGAGTCTATGATTGATAAACATAGAACATCTACAATTTTACGAGCTATTTTAAATACGAAAAGATTAGGATCTATCACAGTAATACCATCCGGTACACTTGCGAGGAATACATAATATGCTTTGTAATCCTCTTGCGCTGGTGACATTTCTGTCTCAGGATCTTTTTCCTTCCATTTAGTGATTGCCGCCTCGATTAAAGATTGGTTGATATACAACATATCGGCTAGAGGCATATCCCTAACCATTGTTTCAACGGTCTCTTTGAATTCGATAGACGACATAATATAACCTTTAGTCATCTTCAACCTTTCTTCTAATTCCGAGAACATCGGAAAGAATTTTGAGACCCTCTAAAGTCATTTTATCTTCTTCGGTCTCTGGTGTAAACACGTTTTCGAAATAGTTTTCTTCCATTATATATCCTCCAGTAAATCATTATCATTAAGCGATTCTTTACAATACGCAAATACGATCGACTTAGAAAATTCTTCATCAATCAATGCGTATTTACGTTGCAGTACAGTACATCCAGGATACTTTTCGCTAGGACCAATGATCTTAGCTCCCATACAATATCCCCAATGAGGGATACCATCGATAGATCGTTCATAAGGAAGCTTTGAATCAACAACATATTCGGATCGTTTAAGTTCTTCTTTAGCATAAACTTCATCAGAAAAATGATCCCATGTTGTATTCATCAAAATGTTATCGACCTCTCTAAGTTCATATTCATGGAAAGAAGCTTTTTCGTATATAAGATCCTTCATATCGTAATCTGTAATAACAAATCCGATATTGTCAGGATTCTTACGAACGGATTTTCGACGAATAGCTCTACCATTAAATGTGTAGAATGCAATATCCTCCAATCCACATTTATCGATGATACTAGTTTTACGAAGACAACCTTTCCATTTATTATCCTGAGATTTTATCAAAGTGATAATACGGATAGGAATATGTTTCCCATCCGTTGTATAAACACCTAAATATAACTTCTTTGTATCCACACGATTCATTATTAGTCCTCCTGCTTATCCAAATGACTCCACATAGTCTTGAAAAATACGAAGACTAATACTGCTGCAATTACAAACGAGATTCCTGTTAATTCCCAAACCGACATATTACTTGTTCTCCTTCTTGAGTCCATGATGACTATGCAAATACATTTTGATATGAATACGCAATTCATTCACAAGCCTGTTGATTAAAATAAGATCACGAGTTTTATAAGTGTTTGTCTTACGTTTCGGATTAAGATATTTCTTATAAATAGCAATATCTTCTTTAATGAAGTTTGCATCTCCGTATGGAGTACCTTTAGCTAGTTCCAAATAATACTCAAGACGTTCAATACATGCGAGCGTACGTAGAATCATCTTTGCTTTATTTTTAAGGCCACGTTTCATTTGTTTTCTCCATTCTTTTGAACTAAATAATTGTAATACCCAAGCATTAAACCTCGAGTGGTATAATTGCTAGGTTCCTTTACATAAATAATAGTAAAATCAAATTTGTATTTACATTCCGGGAAATTGAATGTTGGTACGTTGTGTTTAACTTCAGTATCCATATGTTTGACAAATCCCAGAAGATTGACTAAAGCAGTAGATCCATCGATAATATCGATAGGTTTGAATCCATCCATTTTATTCCAATAGTACTCATAAAATTCTTCTAAAAACTGCTTATCAGATGAGTATAATGTAACCTCTGCGGAGAATAGCTTTTTCACCATTCTCCAAGGTACAAATATGATTGTCGTATCTGCTGGATATTTTAAGATCTTTCATTATTGACCTCCGTATTGAAAGTAATCTTTCACGAATTCACGAAATGAAATATCCAAAGGATTCTTAACGTATGTTAAGTTCATCATAAAGAAATGAGGACGTTCACTTTCGTATTTAGAAGTTACAGTAGTGTCAATATGAGAGATGAAGCCGAGGATGGTTCCAGGTTCCAATTCCTTAATACCTATAAGACCTCTAGTCATCGATAATTCATTATAGGCTTGCTTGTTTGCATCGAGTTGTTCCCAAACAGCTTTTCGATCATGCCCAGAAATTCTAATCGTTGCTTTATATACATCTCCATATCCATGGTTATATTGGTATACATCATACTCACCATGACACTCAAATACTTCATTAGTGTCCGTACTATTTTCTGGTTTTAATAACATATTATTCTCCTTTACGTTTCATACCAAACATTCCTAGTCCAAGAACAGCAACAACAATACCTCCGAACAATAGATATGATTCTTCGGCATCGCCAGTAGCTGGAAGTTGTTTACCTTTAGTACCTTGAGAATATGCCTCAATTCCTTTACCAGGATCTTCAGAAGATGGTACATCTGTTTTAGGTTTGTCTTCTTTTGGAGCAGGAGTATCCGGAATAACCAACTCTGGAAGATCAAGAACCGGTGCTGGTGGCAGCATTGGAACATCCTTCAAGTCGATTTCAGGTTTATCCACGATTGGCGAGTCGTTAGGAATAACGCCACCTTGCCATTCAGGTTTGTCATACTTAGGTGCGTCGAAAGGTATAGTCCCTCCGTTCCACTCAGGTTTAGTATGTACAGGTGCTTCGTTAGGGATTGTTCCACCATTCCACTCAGGTTTTACGTGAACCGGTGGATCCAATGGAACTACGCCGCCTTCGAATTCTGGAAGTTCATATTTAGGAGCATCATTTGGTTTATCCCATTTTGGACGAGACTTACCAACGGTACGACCATTGCCCTCGTACAATTTAGTTTCAGCTTCGTGGGATACAAATCCTCCATTCCAGCTTGCAGTAAAGAGATTGGTAGGGTTGTATTGAACGGGTGTACGCAAACGAGTCTTATATTCGACCATCAAGACTTTGTTTTCAATCTTATCGATATGGGTTGTAAAGCCATTCTTATTGAATTTAGTGTTAGCTTGTGCTTGTGTAGCAGGCGAGTCGTATACCCATGGGTCAACATCTTTCACGTAGCTATAAATAAGGCTACCTTCGACATAGTCTTGATCGTCAGACCAAGTGTCGGCGATGTTTACATCTTCCATAGTTTGACGCTTGTAATTCAAACGAGCAACCCAGTGAATAAGTGTGTTGTCTGAGCGGTCTTGGTAACCGTATTTGTAAAGCTCCTCGTTAGGGTTGATAGTACCTTTAGAGCCGGCCTTAAGCTCAACAATAGTTCCGTTGAAGTTGATATTACGCTTAGTATTTTCCTGCACGATTTCACGGTTGATTTGGGTATGGAAGTTCAGACTGATAGATTTGTCCAGCGGATGGTCTTGGAAATAGTTATTGAACGTTGTAGTAACCGTTCTCTCATTAGCCTTAACATCAGTAGTTCCAACTTCTGTTTCGCCAGTTTCGTTATATACAGGGAAGTTGTATGAGGTTTCAAGGTTCAACTCTTCGGGGATGTTAAATGTCATTGTGTCCCCATTGTTGATTTGGACTTCGTCTGGAATATCAGTTTTAATATTCACTTCAACATCAGACCAGATAGAATCTTCTTCCTTCTTAGTTACCGTTACCTCAGGATCAGTAGCTACGAGTTCGGTAGAACCTTCAGCTTTAGTAACATCGGCAAACACGGATTCAGCAACAACAGCAGATCCAAAAAGAGCAATACCCATCATAGCAAGTTTAAGTGTAGTTTGTTTTTTCATTGTAAATTCTCCTTTAATACAAAAAATATAATTTGTGTTTTGAAATAGTTTAGAAAAAAAGAAAGAGCGTATTTAAACGCTCACTTGAATATATTCACTTTCATGGTCGCTGTATAGAGTTACGTTGTAACCCGCCTCAACCATTTTACCATATACCAGATCGATATTGTTGCGTAAAGCTCCAAAGTCGATTCCTGCGATTCCAAAATTCACAATATCAATATTTGTGATTTCGATTTCGCATTCACGCTCAAGATACTTATCCGCAATTAAATCGTGTACATGTTCCATGATCAAGTCAAGATTGTCCCTAACTCGGTTACGGTCTTCCAATTTAAGTGTAAGTAATTTGTTGTTTTGCATATTAAATGCCTCCTTCTTTGTTTTCATTATGGAACATGTAATTACTGCGGAATGTTAATAATTTTAACTTTTTTACCCGAGTCAAGTACGCGTTGAAATGAATCCAAGAAGGTTTGTGATAAAAATATTTCCAAAGTAGCTTCTAGAGTTGATTCCATGTTTAGTCTGAATTCATCGTCAAGAATTAATTGATATTTACCATAGCTAGGATCCACCGTATTTTCATACATATCATAGATAAATTGTTCATCTAACAGTCCGGCGTTAAATGGTCCTCGATCTAAATGGTATGAGATTTCATCATTATCGAAAAGTACAAATTCAATAAAAGCATCATCAATCCGAGTACGAGGTTTGATTAAGGTAGAACCTTGTTTTAAGGCTAGAGTTTTAATTTGTTCACGAGTATTACTTAATTCTTCTCGTCTATTAAGTAAGTATTTTTTGAAATAGATGAAATTTTCGATTGCTGCTTTGAAATGTTTAATGCTATCGAAATGGTATGCAGTTTCAGATTTATTCGTACAAATATATATGACCTTATTCAAATCATCGTTACGAACATTAAAGTAAATTTGTAGAGTTTCATCCTCTCTACAACGAACTCCACGAAGTTCTTTCACATACTGATAGAAATCCGTAAAGTCAATCCGATAAAATAGATCACGACCGATACCATTAGCCACACTTAGTGCTCCTTTTTCTTTATGGATATTTAGATAAAGACGAAGTTGTTCTGAATTTTGAATTTCAATCTCTCGAGTAACTTCATCTGGATCCTTAAGTTTTCCGAAATGTTCTCCGGATCCAACAACACGAAGTCCGGAATAAAATCCAAGGCTAGGCATACTCCTTTTTAACAATTCATCAACTCGTTCTGAAGCTGGACGATCGTCATCATCTTTATGATCAAACCATACAGATGCCATAAGAGCATAATTAGATAGGTCGCGAAGAGTATCCGAAATACTTTCGTCTTTGACCTTAGCCTCAGACTTAATAAGAGTGCGAAGTCGACCCATTTTATCTTCCATACGAATAAGAGCTGCGATTAGCCCATATTCTTCAAGAGAAGATTCGAATGAATTTCCATAGTCAGCATTTTTATCAACAAAGGTTTGTAACAGTTCGTCATGCGCATTTTGCATATTTTCTTTTGTAATTTTTGTCATTATCTGACTCCTTTAAATTTATTTTGAGAAAAAAAGAAAGGGTATAATAACCCTTATTTAAACCTTGAACTCACCATATTCCATACCTTAGATGTGATGATGTTAGTTTGTTCGAAGTTCAAAACAGCCGCCATACCAACGAAACTGACAACTGCCTGAAACGCCTTATCCCAAGTAATCGAGTATTTACGTTCCTCATTCTTCAACGCAAGTAACTTCGCATACTTGATAGTCAATTTCAGGATTTCATCAGTTGTGGTTGCGTAAGCCATCTCAACTTTGCACAACTCCATTTGCTTGTCAAGCCCGTCATAAAGTAAGTTCATTAAAATATCGTACATTATTTGTACTCCTTTCTTTTTCTCATTATGGTATAAGTAATTCCTGCGATCATCTGTTTATAAGATTATTGATAAGGTTGTAGTCGGGTGCTAGCTGCCAAGATAGCCATACTGAGAATACAGTGTTGAATAATATCACAAATGGTAATGTAATATTGATATACACAAGAACCCGATTGGGTTTACTTTTAGCATAATATTTACCATCATACATTACCTTGTTCCAGTTATCAAGATCAAATGAATCGGTTCCAAAGCTAGCCATAGTTACAAATATCAGGCCAATAACTAAAATGATTGTTGAAATGATGATCCAATAGACCATCACATCATGCCATTTAGATTGTTCCTTCAGAACTTCATACGAAGCAGAAATTTTATCACCGTATTTATCTAGAAATTTTACAACTTCATCCGTCATATTAATCCTCCAAGTTTTCTTCTAACAATTTCTTGAATTGTGCTTCATGAGACAATTCATTTAGTTCTTGGTTAACTTTGTGGATCTTATATGCGGCAAGTCCAGACACAAATAACGCACATACAGCGCCAACCAAATCTAGAGCTGCGTGTTTGATATCTGCACGAGCTACGCCTTGTTTAAGACCGTGTTCATAAGCTGCTTGCATTGCTTCATCTTCAAAATATACGCTTGGGGTTTGTTTGTCTGTTAATTTAAACATAATGTTACTCCTTTTATTTAATATCAATCGATAATAGAACCTCGTTGTACTCTTTTTCAACGTATTCTATACGGTTAGTAGTCTCGATAATTTGTTTGGCGATAGAATATGAGTTTGGATACTTGCTAAGAAGAGTCATCAATAAAATGTAAGAACCAGAAAGTTCCACAACACGTTTATATGCAATTCGAACGCTTCGGTTATTACCTTCAGTATACTGGACAAGTTTATCCAATTCTTCAACTTGTTTAGAATATGCGTAATGGTAAATTTCCATTTGATCATACCATTGTTTACGATGATTTCCAAAGAAGAAGTAAATCCATAAGAAAAATGCCTCAATACGAGTTTTCATTATATTATCCTTTCATCATTAATTTAGCTATTTCCTTGTCCTTAAGAAGTTGTTTAGCCGCATAAGGCATAACTAATTTATTATGTATAGCGGATACACCAAGATATGATCCATAAAGTAGCAAAGAAAATGTGAATGCGCGAGATGTGATGTTTCGAAGAGCGTTGACATTCTTCTCAGAAAATATAGCTAAATCAAGAGTAGCTTTGTGATTTTTTAAAGCTAGTTCCAAAATTTTAGGATTGTTAGTGTTAATTTTCATGTTTATTTCTCCTTTTAATAATTTGTTTTCCGTATCGAGCTTTAAACTCTTCACGAAGTTCTGGACGTCCACATTTGTCGAATCGATCTTCGTAGTAACCCGCCCAGTCTAATAGTTCCTTCAAAGGTTCCATTTCCGAAATTTGGAATTGGTCTTTGTCAATATGATTATATCCGCAATAGTCTCTAACTCGGACAAATGCATAATCGCCACCAAGCATAATCACAAGCTCGACAATTATACCGTTTTCGAATGGGTAATTGTAATGGGTCATAATCTTGGATTTGTTTTGAATAATGAAAGGATTCTTCCTACCAAACTGTACCGGTCTAACGTTTTTAGACATTTTATCCTCCTTAATTTTTATCCAACAGTCCATTCATCTTGTCGATAACATTTCTAAGTTCCTGCTTATCTTTCTCTAATTCGACAATACGAATTTCGAGTTGATCGATATGTTTGTCTCGGTCATTGTCTCCTCGACGGTCAAGAACCTCAAATATACCTAATCCGAACAATACAAGTCCGAATAAGATAAAACATGCAATACTACGATTAATTTTCTTCATATAGTAATCCTTTCTTTATTGAAATAACATTGGTGGATATAATCCTTTAACCCAACGATCAGTTTCAGCAAGTTTTTCTTTAGCTTTAGGTAGAGATTTAGCTTTATCGACAAAGTCGTTAGCCTTAGCCAAATCATCAATTTCGAATATTGACTGGGCTGTACTTGAAGATATATCGTTTTCATCAGAAGTTTTAGGAAAATCTACAACTGTATCGTATTGTTTTATGTCTAGATATCCATCGATACGGGATACTGATAATACAGGTTTCTTATCACGATTTTCCATATCGTAAGACAATTGTACAACATAACCGTTCGGGGTTCCATAGTAGAATGTCTTTAATTGACCGGCTAAAAGTCCCATATCTGGTTCAGTCCACATTTTACCGTCCTTCATTGGTGGAGATAGTGGAGAAATAGGTGTTTCTGGCATTAAGATTTACCTCCTTTGAATTCAATAATTAGTGTAGAATATACCATGTCCATATCATGGTCAATGTCATACGACCTGGTAACATCAATAGTAGCCTTATATCCGGCGTCATTTAAGTCGAACACCAACTGTTGCATTATGATATGAACCGGGAACGTATCCGAATTATCGTATCCATTTTCTTTTAGAATTTTACGAATATCAACAATACGTATATAGATTGGATCAGATATCGAATTTATTAGAATTTCATTAATCCGATCAATAATAAAATCATAATTAAATTCCTTAGTCAATAATACTTCTAATCGTTTACGGTTAATTTCCTTAATAGGAACAATTTTACTCACCCATGATCTCCTTTCTAGGTTCATACTTTTCCTTGAGTTCCAAGTACTTGTCATAGTAATATGTAGCAGCTTCGTCACGAGTCTTCCACCGGTTCTCAATCATTTCATATTGATGTTCCAATGAGAAAATCTTGTCTTCCTGCTTTTTAATTGTATTTTGATACACAACATTTTTGTCATGTAATTCAATCGAATATCCAAGTAGCACAATTGTAGAGATAACCACAAATGCACTAGTTAGTCCCATTATCCGTCGTCTGATTCTTTTTCGCATAAGCTTCCTCCGCTTTAAAATATCTTGATAGTCGCATAAACTCTACCACTTCGGGTTCTTTAATCCTTTGCTCTTTGTCAAATATATCTAACGCAATATAATCCACACGAATATTGTTAATATTACTATTAAATCCTGGCATAAGGAACATTGGATTAAAATACCAATAACCAAGATCTTCGTCAATATCAAGACTCATAAAAGGACCTAGTGGAGTATTGAATACAACAACCGCGAATATATCATTACCGTCACGAACCAATTTGGCTGTGCCGACTTTCTCATAAATAGAATTGACAAATGGAATATCTTGATGTTTTAAAATATTCTCCAAATCTTCCTCTGTCAAAGTATAATCCGACATTGGGATCTTACCATCCTTAATTATACAACCTTTATAATACATCGTAATTCCTTTCTAAAAAAAATAAAGGCTAATTATTAATTAGCCTCCAAAGATTTTAAATACCAAACTCGTAATAGTTCGGCACCAAATCATGTGTAAGATTAGTTTAAGAACTCTCATAGTTCTTACCTCCTTTCATTATAGATAATGTAATTACTGCGAAACTAACACAAGATGTCGGATACGGATAGATTGTCCATATCCTCGGTCTGGGTTTACAGTTATATGTTCTGTAGGATCAGTATTCTGAATCAACATTCGGTCAATAGTATTTGTCGTTACGAATAGATCATATTTATATAAATCCAAACTGATATCTATTATAGACTCATTTACTTCTAGTTTATGGGGAAACTGTATGAAAAAATCTCCATACACCTCAATACCTTCAATGTTTCTATTGTGAACATTATTATAGGCCAATAGAACATCATCCTCATTAACCAGAATAGATCTAACCCGATAGTCACTATCCATTGGTCTAACTGTCTTCAAAATAACTCGAACATGTCGTTGCATATTACAATCCTTTCTTTCCAAACAAATAAGATAGCACAAATGTAACTATCCACATTCCTACAATAGTAACTCCTAATATATCCATAATGCCCATTGTGGTAGTCGTCCTCGACCACCGAATTTAAGTCCTTCCTGTGATAATAGTTCTTGGTAAGCCATTGCTTTACCGTCTGTAAATATTGTATGATCATTTGGTGCTGAAATTACGAAACGTGGCAACTCTGTGTAGTCAACACCGTAGTCTAACATGTCGCCAATTGTGTGAACATAAGTCTTGATAAGAGCGAAAGTATTTGGGAAATCCCTAGCACCAATGGAAAGCATCTTAACACTAGATAAATGAAGTTGTAGAGCATCTTTTGGCACATCTATGTAGATGCATTTGTTGTAAGACTTTTCAGGAACGATAACTCCCTGACAGTATACTTGGTTTCCAGACAAGACCATATCTATCTTTGTCCGGAAAGTGTCGTCATTATGATTGTAAACAACTTCAATCTTACGAATGTAGTTGTTGTACGATTCGACAACTGTTGTGTCAGATTTCTTCTTTCTTTTGTTGAAAACTGGAATCCTAATCTTATCAAATGGTATCATAGAGTTTCCTCCTTTTACAGTCTTATTGGGTCTGGTAGATTTAAATAAAACCCTTTATTACCTTTTAGAATACGAGTGTTAGAAATGGTTTCTTCGGTCCATCCGTATTCTTCAGAATCAGCATTCGTAAAAGAAAGAACCGCCATGTTATAATCTTTAAAAGTAACTCCTTTACAAACAGCTGCTTTATCCATAAGATGTGATAGAACGAACTCTGCCTCTACACGATTTTCAAAATATAACGTTTCTAATTTAACTTCTTTTGTCATAATAATTCTCCTTTAGAACTTTATAGGTGTCGGTAAATCCAACCAGTAACCTGAGCGATTGTGTGTAATAGTTGCTGTACGAATCATTTCATCGTCCCAGCCGTGTTGTCGATCGTAGTTGTTATTAATAAAACCTAAAATAATCGAATAGTCACGACAATTCACCCATTGATACTTCTTATACCAGTCAAGCATTTCTTTACGAATTTCCTCGACTTCTTCTGGCGTAGGTAGTGGTCGTTTCGGAATGGCTAGTGGTTGTAACAAACGATCTTCGTCAATGTTCATATTAGAACCTCCTTACAAAAAAAATAATGAGACAACACGTCTCAAGAAAAAAGAAGAATGCGGATTTGCGGCATCGTCACCGCACTTCTATACATTGTATAGCTGCTTTCCTATTTCACTAAGCAAACCCTTCTTGTGTTCATATTCCTCTTCATTATGATATATGTAATTTCTGCGAAGAAAAAAGAATGGGCTATCTTAACCCATTCTTAAAAACCTTTATTTTTCAAGGTTTTTAGCACGTAATGTAAAGTATCCATCCTACGTTGGTGGTCTTCCGCATCCTTTAGAATATACCCTTCTTGCTCGAGTTTCTTAATTCTTCCCTCCTCAAGAACGGCATATCCCGCTAAACAGCGGAATCCAACTTCCCGTAAAATTCTTCTGAACATAGTGTGTTCCTCCTTTTTATATAATTAGTTTTTTCATTATGCCCTATGTAAATTCTGCGAAAAAAAGAAGAAGCTATTATGCTTCTTTAAGTGCTTCGTATTTATTGTGAATTTCATAACAGATTCTACCCATTTCAATGGCTTCCTCTTGAGGTTCACTAGCATACTCAACGCCTTTTTCATAGTAATAGCTTTCATCTTTTTTACCACATATAGTCATAAGTTCCATACTAATTCCTTGTAGTTTAAGATATGTATCTGGATCTATACGTACTTCTTCACCTTTCGGTGAGCAGTAATCGAGTGTATTATTGAACTCTCGTACAGTATTGTCAAACTCTTTGATTTGTTCTTCGGATAATTCAGTTGTATCCCGAAGAAACACCATCAAATTATTTAAATACTCACGAATAGCCAATATTTGCTCAATACCCTCACGAGCGGCAAGTTCAGTAACTTCGTTTCCTTTATAATCAACATATTTTAACATAGTAATGTCCTCCAATAATTATATTTGTTTTCATTATTGGATATATAATTTCTGCGTTCGTTTGTTTAAAAAAACAGGACCCGTGTAGGTCCTGCGTGAGGTTATTAATGATAAGGAACTTCACCTAGTGCATCGAGCGTATTTTCAATATTAGCAGCTGTGGCTAATTGTTTAACAACCCTTACTAATTCGTCATAATTAGATAAGGGTCTTGTTTTAACAGGGCCTGTATGATTCATAGCTTCATGAACAATCATATCCAATACATTTGGTTTTTGTCCTGGGTTATCACTTTCGTAATTACCGTATGTCATAGGATACGATGCAATTTGTGTTACTAGTCCATCAGGTTCGCCATTAGTCATCCAATCAAATCGAAACGCTTGTAATGTGGACCTGAAGCTAGCATAATTCGGATGGGCTTTCTTCTCAGCCTCATCGACAAATCCATTTTTATACCAATGTACTGAAACATAGTCTTGACCAAGAAGAGTTTGTCCAATTTTATCAGCGTCAATGACGGTTTCGGCATTATTTACTTCTGGTTTGGTTACGTCAACTTCGATTTCACTAAGTTGAACCAAAGGAATTCCACCTTCAAACACAACACTACTAGGATAGAACGACCGTCCGTCTTTTTTACCATAAGTCGGTTCGTTTGTATTAACAACATTGAAATAGAATTTGTGATCCTTAATTGTGTTAAACACAATATACATATCACCACTATATTTTGTATGTATAGCATTGCTACAATCAATAGTAATTGGATTTGTAGGACTTTCAATACTCTTGGTAGCGCCTTGAGTACCATCAACACGATAGAATGTATATTCCATATTTGCTTTAAGATATTTTTCAGGTAAAAATAACTTCAATTTAGTCATACCTGCTGGAATGTTAAGACTAACCCTCAGTAAAATATGTGTAATATTCGACATTATTTATCTCCTTTTTCTTTTAATCGAGACAGTTCTTCTATAGCCTCAATATACTTTTGCTTATAATAAGCTCCTTCTGTTTTGAGAGATTCGTTCTCCCAAATTAATGTGGACAAACGTCCGAGCAACCCATTTACGGATCTCTCAATACGTTGATTTTCGTCCATATCATAAATGTCTGGCATTCAGACCTCCTTTTACATCATCTTGACTATTTGTGCTCGGATATATGGATCTAACTTACCTTTAGCGTAATGATATCCAACAATACCAGCACCCATAGCCACTGCTTTTGCTACGGCTTTAATTCTACGTCGTCTCTTCTCCGGGAGATTTTGCCACTTGGTTTTGGCATTACTAAAAGAATTTCTAACTCCCCATTTCATACCTCTACGTCCATAGTGAAGTAAAATATCTTCAGAAGAGTCTACGTGAATTAATTCGCCTCTTTCGTCAATAAGTTTCATCGGATCTCCTTCCGCATATCGGTCAGAGTTCCCCAACCTTCTGCTTTTGTAGTTTTACCTTCTTTGTATCCAAGTTTTTTGTATACATGTCGGGCATTCGGTGAGATTTCTGGAACTTCTAAAGTAACATGAGTATGTTTACCGTCCTTAGCAATCTTGTCGACTTCTTTCATTACCCGTTGAGCGTAGCCTTTACCTTGATATTTCTTCTTAACACTAACCCAGTTAACATTAAGTTCTCCTTTACCAAGATTATCGACATACAACTCTCCAACTTTCTTACCATCTTTTCTTATGTTGTAAGAACCTCGATCATTGTATCCTTGTCTTGCTCTACGAGATATTCTCATAAGACCTCTAGTAAGCAGATTTGCTTTTCGAGCTTCTAACGAAAGACCATTACCAAGATCTCTAGAACGGTGTAGGTAGTTAGGGGTTTCGCGAACTTTTCGCTGACCCCATCGCATACCTTTTACACCAAAATGTTTTATGATGTCTTTAGAAGAATCCACGTGAACTAACTTTCCGGATTCATAAAGTTTCATATAATCACCTTAATATTTTACTTTAGAGTTCTTTTTAGAAGATGCTGCTTCATGCTTGTCAAGAGCCTTTAGCATATAGTTCAGTTCAATTTCTTGTTTAGTAAAATGTGCTTCGTCATCTCCATACTCTTTTCGAGCCTTTTCGATTTTCTTCTTATCGTCTTTCGATAACGTGATCTTATTAACATCATCGTCTAGTTGTTTTTCGAGTTTCTTGAACTCTTTCAAACGATTTAGACGATATTGAAGACTTCGGTTCGATTTAAGTAAAGTACCTAATCTGCTATGACCAGCGGATTCTTTTTTAGCAGTTTTCACTGCAGTATTTCTTCTACCACCAAACTCTCGTTCCAATCCACGAAGTTCTTTCTTAAGAGCACGTCTTTGTCCCCACTTCATGCCTTTAATCCCGAAGTGTTCTATAATGTCTTTAGAACTATCAACATGAATTAGTTCTCCATTGTCATATATTTTCATTTAGTCCTCCTAAAGATGTCCTACCATATCGGTAGCATCATCTAGATAGTTGTCGTCCATCCATTGGTCCGATTGAGGAGAACCAATGCGAGAATATCCATTTACTTTTTCATAGACACGAACTCGAGAGCCGGCCTTGAATAGTTCTTTCTCAGGAGCACCTCCATATGGTGCGGCTTCAACCCAATAGTCCTCTGTGACAGTCGCTTCGTAGTAAGGTTGCTCTGATTTTGATAGTGGCTGACGAGCGTCTAACTCACGTTCAAATGTGTTCTGAGCAGATTGTACTACGGCGGGTGGAATAGCAGCCTGAGGTTGTCCACCAGTGTATCTGTAGTAGTATACATAAGGACCTCCATTGATTTCCCAAAGCCAATCGTGATTGTTCTGACAAATGGTGTTATACCCGTAGTTACAGTGAATAATGTTTTCACTATCCACAAACATACCGGTATGTCCTCCAGCTCCTGCAGAGTATCCCTTCTGTCCCCAGATAAAGATATCTCCACGTTGTGTAGCGGTCTCTTGGTTTTCACCAATTAGAGTCCAACCGTTATTCAACAACCAATCATGCATTGACTCTGTTGAACATGGCCATGATAATTTAGACATCCCGGCTTCGACACCAGCAAAATACATGCTAGAACTACAGTCGAATGAGCCAGGCCCGTTTCGGTATGTCATGGAATATGTTACACGATTTTCACGTGCAAACATCCATGCCAACCATACATTAATATCTACAGACATAATATGTCTCCTTTCTATGTTCCTATATATTTGTGATTTCTTCGTTCATTCCAAACAGCGTTTGAAAAGTCATTACTGTTCACATTCCATCCTACATTGTTTAAATGCTCCCAACATCTCCATAGAGATTCGACAGAGTTACATAATCGTATCATACTAATACCCTTAGAAAGTTTAGTCGGTTCGAATACGAAATGATATATACCATCTCGACCGCCAGAGAAAGCATGACCAAGCAATATTTTATCGCCAAAGATCTCCGTTTGGTCGACATTATCGTTTGCACGGAATATACGTATACCGGAGAAATAACTAGTGTCTTGAGATATCATCCCGATATTATGTGAAGTAACACCGAGACCTACGAATACTCCTCCGTAAATATCATCGCTAAAATGGAGAAAACCAGTACCGTCACCTTTTCTACGAAATAACGAGTTGTTTGCAGTAGAAAATTCTATATTTGCAGCGGCGTTGAATCTCAGATAATTCCTATTCAAGTCGAATGTTAAACTTCCACTCTGAGATGCTAGAATTCCGCCTCGAATATAGTTTGCGCTCATTGTACCAGATACAATGTTGCTAGCATTTAAGTTTATCACATTAACTCTATTAGCATCAAGAGTGCCTGTAGTAATCTTAGCAGCGTTGATATTCGCTATATGCGCATCCTTAATAACCGCATTCTCAATTTTAGTGTTACCATCGAGCCATATAGAAGAACCTTTTATACGAACGTCTGTTCCAGTAGCATTGATCTCAGATACAACGTCATTGTTACTGTTAAGGTTTTTAACAGCCCAAGATCCTGCGAGTTGAGTAACCCTAGTAGAGATAGAAGTAATAGGACTGTATGGTGCTTCTTCACCTTTATTCCACATTATATTACGGAAATATAATGAAGATGAATGTGTATATACTATCGCAAATCGAACGTTCTTCCCAAGACTTCTAAGTTGAGTATACGCCATATTTTGAGACACTTTACGATAGTCTGGACCAGCCGCCTGTCTACCAGTAGCACTTACATCAACCGTCCAAGGACCAATTCCCCAACGTTTCTTATCGAAGTCATAAAACCCATAATGGAATTGTTGAGACTCTGCCGCAGAGAAATAACCATTACCTAAAGGATTTACTCTCCATTCAAACGAAAGTGTCCATCTTTCACCAACTTTTATCTCATAGTTGTCCAGTGGGAATGAAATATACCAATATGGTTGATTATTTGCTTCTGTGGTTTCTGCGCTAGGAGTTATGGTTCGAACCGGAATTGTGTAAAATAACAGTTCGGAATTGATTCCATTCGGTCGTTTGACAACATACGGATTTGCGATATAAGTCAAATTTTGATTGATCTTTCTTCTATCGACAAGAATACCAGAAGTCATATCTGCAAAATCATCAGTTGATAGAATATGATTAATCACTTTAGGCGGTGGGTTTAGAACCGATCCTAAAACGCCTCTAGCGAATACCTCGGTCTGGAATATCTCAGGAGTCATAACCATTCCTGTAACATTCTTTTTAACCTCGGATTCGTTTTTACCAATAACCCTCTCGTAAATACCAATTTGGTCTTTGATTTTGTTGAATTCTCCAGTTTGTGGAAGATCCCTGAGTTGGAGCAATGCGCTTTCCGCCTTGCTTAAAGCCTGTAGAGTTCGTTCCTTGGAGTTTTCCTCAGCATCTTTAATCTTCTGTTCAACTTCCGCAAAATGAGTTGCCACTGTTCTGTTGACATCATCTTCGAAATCAGAGTCCACAACTCGCTTCCATTTTGATCCGTCCCAAATGTTTAGCTGAACCTTGCCGTTACCCATATCTTTATACCAAAGATCACCAGTTCTAGCAGAAGTTGGTTGCGTTGTTTGGTAGTTGATAATGTTATGTCCATCTGCTGTAAGGTTAACAATCTTAGACCATAGACCTCCACTGTTATAGAAGATGTTATTAACACTCTGCTCAACCTTTGAGTTGACAGTTGAAGTTAAAGATGACCCGTAGCTAGTAGATCCTTTACCGTTATCCGAGATTACCATTGTCTTAATCTGTTCTTTCAGAACATCATAAGTTAACTCTCGTACTTTAAGTGTCGTGGACAGGTTCCATTTAGACACCCATACATCGACAGTATCACAAAGTCCAATAGTCTCTAAACGATTAATCGTATATTCATCAAACAAATTACTATCTCTAAGAGCGGCCATCTCAACAGTCATCTGTATGCTAGGAATATCACAACCAGGATTTCTAGATGTGAAATAGTTTTTAGCCGCATTGTCGACCTGAGCTTTTGTGATCTCATGATCTCCATTACCTTGATTAGTATTTTGGAAATCACTCGAGAAATCTATAGGTCTCAAGTTTTTCTGAGAATATGAGTTGTAGTACATTGATTTAACGACGTCGCCAAACACGTAAATCTCTTGCTGATCGTTACCATTACCTGTACGTTTAGTGTACTTAGCATAAGGTAATATAGCTGTGAATTTACCTTTGAAAGATACCTGGGTCTTAAAGTTATCCATATTCTTTCCTAAACGAATAGTAGTAACATTTTGTTTACCACGATTTCTAAGGAAATGAATATACTTGTTTGTCCGTTTTATCTCGCCTCGCCATAAGTCGATAAGCGAACCTTCTTCTCCAGATAACACGCTTTGCATATTCCGAAGAAGAAATTCGAAGTCCTTTAGGTTATCGGTTATGTCTGTATAAAACTCATAAGGAACTGCTTCTGGACCACCAACAACATTTTGTTTAGCCAGCGCAAATGCTGTAGCCGGAGTACCTTTACCTTTAGCCGCTTTTACCAGCATACCATTTAGGTCATCCGTGATTGTCACGCATTTAGCTTTTATTGTCTGGTCTTTGGTATTCTTTTCTACCTCATAAATACGAAATGCATGAGGCAAATCAGTATCATTAGGCTTTGCTAGAATATAACGGTTCTCTTTGATTTCATTAAACCACTGACCACTGTATGGATATGTGAGTTCTAACTCGAATTCTCCATTACGAACCTCATGAACCTCACACTCAAGAGCGTCCCACAATACACCAATACCATTCGACTCAAAGTCTCGTTCATATTGTTCATAAAGTATAGGCCTCATAGTAGATCCCTCCATCTAGGAATCATTTCAACAGTACTAATTGCACCATTCCAATTGATTTGTACCGATTGTTCTGAGGGCATGTGCCAAAAGTCCTTTGATTTACATTTATGGTTTGCATTTGTGATAACTCCATTGTTGTTACGATAAACGAAGTATTTCTCACAGTCAATATAGATGTTTCCTTCTACACCTGTGAATATCATCTTCTTATACCCAACAGTCATATCCAAATCTCCATTACCAATTATACGGAATAATGGTTTGGCATCAGACATTCTAGGATTTCGCATCCAACCAGCTTTAGGGATATTCCACCAAGAGTCAATAGTATCCACATAATACTTATATGGTTGGACCTTGATCTTGAGTTTGAACACCATAGCACCATTGTAGTACCATTTGTTTTCAAAGGTTGGAGCTTCAGTTAGTATACACAAATATACCTTTTCGGGGTCAAAATATGGAGTCATCTTAAACTCGTATTGACCGAACTTGAAGAATTTATAGATCCTATTACGAGCCGTAGAAATAGCTGCAGGATCGTCTACTCTTCCTCCATGATAAAGAAGAGTAAGTTCTACTTCAGTAGCTTCATATCCTCCATCATCATAAATCAAGAACCCATCATAGCCAGCAGGCTCTTTATGAACCTGCCGACGTTTGGGTGCTTCGATATCGGGACGATCTTGGATAAGTATCTTTTCAGTAGATGAATTTACTTTATTAATAAGAAATTCACCTGGCTTCAAACTTACCAAGCGATTTCCTCCCCTCTAGAACGCAAAGCTGCGTCACGCATATTCTTCAATTCATCCTGAACCTGACGGGCAAGTTCTTTAGGATTAATTGGTTGATTACCTCTGTTTTCCACATTAACATTAACTGTGTATGTGTCAGAATTAGTAATCGTTGTGTTGCCATTTTGATTGAATCTGTCAGTGTAACTTGATGGCAAGGTCAAGTTACCGTTCATCTTACCAGAAAGGTTGTTCATGTCTTTCAGAAGAGATCCATCGAATACTGGTTTGACCGTTGGTTGAATAGTCATGTCAATGTTGTCCATGAGGAGTCCAGATAGACTATCATCAACATTCAGAGCTTCAATAGCTTGATTAGCCAAGCCTTTAGCCGTTCTGAAGATTGCGGATCCAGTATCCTTCAAACCAATCTCGAAACCTTGTCCAGTAAATTTACCAAGAGCTTTAGTTACTCGTGATGGCGAATGGATATCTAACGCTCTTCTGATTGTTGCTGCGACATTGGACGCAATTGCAGAAGCAGTAGCGTAAATAGAACCAGCAGATGCGGCCAAACCATTTGCAAAACCATAACCAGCATAGCTACCAGCAGAACTCAATGATACAGACGACGCACCATTGTATGCTGAATGTGCCAAACTAGAACCTGCTCCATGAGCAGAACCTGATTGTGAAGAAATACCACTAGCCACAGATCCACCAAAGTGAGAACCAAGAGAAGTACCTTGATTGAATACTCCACGGATAGAGTTTACAGAACTGTTTGCCACACTAGAAGATGATCCCGTAATAGAACCAGAGCTTCCAGAAATACCGCTAGCAATGCTTGATCCAAATTGTTGTCCAATGACTCCGCCTTGAGAGAACGTGCCTCTTACAGAATTTATAGACATGTTTGCTCCTGATTGAGCAGCCGAAGAGATGGTTCCGGATTGTGAAGACAGTCCCATAGCAATTTGTTGACCAAACTGAACACCAATTTGTTGTCCTTGCATAAATGCCATTTGAGCAGACATTACTGCTTGGATAGCTAGTTGTTGAACTGCCATAATGACAATCGGTGCTGAAGCCATAATACCTTGTCCCAGAGATGTTCCAAACATCATAGCACCTTGTGCCGCTTGTTGGAACGCCGCAGGTACGGTTTGTAGGGCCGCGGAAAGACTAGGGATAACCGCTCCAAGTTGAGTAAATCCAGCAACCACCGGCATAATTCCAGAAGCAGACATCATGATGGATGGCGCTAACATAGAAAATGCTGCGGCCAATGTTGGAATAGTTGGAGCAAGAGTAGTAATAGGCGTTTGTAGGTTCTGGAATGCTGAGGATACTGTAGGAACAGTTCCGGCAAGACCTGCTAAGGCAGCATTCATCATGATAAATCCAGTAGACATCGCCATTATACCGCCCGCAGAACCGGCAAGACCCGCGATAACACCTTTAAGTGATCCCAAGTCTTTTGTGAATCCCACAAGGTTACCAGCATATGACGCAGAGCCCAAACCAGTTACGGCTGCAGCAACTGCTGTAATACCGGCAGCGCCAGCTATACCATCTTTGGCGATAATTGATACGCCTTGTGCAAACAATTTGAATCCTTGTCCAGCGTTCTTAGCAGCGTTACCTACAGCGTCGATAATAGATGCCACACCTTCAAATGCAGACTTAATACCATCACCAATTCCACGGAATACTTCAGCAACCCCTTGAAGCGCGGATTTAACACCTTCACCAAATGACTTGGCAGCATTACCCACACCTTCAAATACAGATTTGATAGCATTACCAAAGGATTCGACAATAGCTGCTACTCCTTCAAGAGCAGACTTAATTGCTAGACCAATACCTTGGAAAGCATAACTTATTGCTTGTCCGATAGACTCAACAATAGCAGCAACTCCTTCAAGAGCCGATTTAATTGCTAAACCTATACCTTCAAATATGGACTTAATTGCTTCGCCCACCGCCATAATAACATTGGCAAATCCATTGATTGCTCCGACAATACCATCTATAACAGATTGTACGATCGACGCAATTGACATGAATAGAACTTGCAATGTCATGAAGAATGATTGGATAGTAGCTCCAATTGTAGTGAATACGGATTCTATAGTTTGAACTATCTGAATAATAACATCAGCTACAGATTGAATGATTGATGCAATATTGGTAAACAATGACACTAAAACATCTGCAACAGACCGGATAATATCAGCCAGACCTTTGAATAGTTCGATTAGAACCGCTGCGATTGGTCTAAGAATAGGTGCTAAAATATCAGCAAGTCCTTTAAGTGCATTAAGAATAAAGTCGATTACTGGTTTAAGAATTTCGACAATAGCGTTTAGAATAGGACCAACTAGACCTTTAAGAATTCTAATTGTGACGTCAAGAATAACCTTGAACATCTTTTGAAGTGCTGGTACTAATCGATCTCCAACTTTTTCTAGAGCCGATGCTACAGATTCTGCAAATTTAATAGCAATCTCTAAACCAGTTTGTACTAGAATATCCATGTTTTCCATGATTGATTTAGCAAACTCGGTTAATAGCTTAACAGCAGCAGAGAACAGTTGAGGCATAGACTGTGCCATTCCTAATAAGAAATTAGTAATCATATCTATACCGGCTTTGATTATGTCTGGTATAACAACAGCCAAACCTTGTAGGAACATTCGAACCAATATAATGGCAGTCTGCATCATCGCAGGACCTTTTTCTACTAAGGTTTTCATCATGCCAGCGACGCCTTCCACTATAGCTTTCAAAGCCTTAGGAGCGCTATCTGCCAACATGGCTAGTGCGGCCGCGAACGCTAGGAAACCTAATCCGGCTATTAGTATAGATGATGCTGCTAAAATACTAGATACCCCAAATGTTATAAGGGCTCCAGATAGTGCGGCTAATCCGGGAGCCAATGGTCCTGCTAAAGCTGCAGCTATTAATAGAATCGTTAAGTTACCTGCCAATGCGGCGAGACCGACACCAACGGCAACTAAATTAAGTGTTGATAGTAGGTAAATAGGAGCTGCCAACATAGTCAACGCTAAAGCAAGACCTATGAGTTTTAGAGCACCTCCGCCACCAATACCATCAAGAACTTTCATTGCAATTACTAGTTCCGCTATCACAGCACCAATAGCTACAACAGCAACTAATACACGATCCCACGAATGACGTGCTACTTTGGATAACGCCTCACCAATAACATATAACATTAGAGCTGCCGCCAGGAGTTCACCAAAGTCACTAATTACGTTCTGAGAAGCTTTCATAACAAATATGATAGAAGTCAAAACTGCTATTATAGCACCGGTTGCTACTAGGACATTTTGCCATGGTAAATAGGCAACTTTGACCAGAGTATCTCCAATATTGGTCAACAATTGTCCGAATGTACCAATTAATCCCATAGTCGCTAAAGCCGATACAACGTCACCTTGGGATGTTGATACGTATTTAGCGGCAATAGCTATACCTCCAATAATAGCTAATATAGCCGTTGTTGCTGCCGCCATAGAAGAAAGATTCATCCGAGCTAACAGAGATATACTTTCTGCTATTGTATGAATCATTGCAGTGAATGTGATAAGCGCTCCGAGTGTACCCAAATTAATCTTAACACTTTTTAGTAGATGAGTAACCCCAACAAGTCCAAGAATAACTCCAGAAATCACAGATACGCTCTTTATCAACCCTTCGTCAGATACCGTGGACAATTTCTGAACAGCAAGTGCCAAAACGTACATTGTTCCGGCGAAAGTTATAAGTGTAAGTATGGCTCCCAGTTTTACCTTAACACCATCAAGCAATTTAGTAGCTAAACTTAACGTTGCTAATAGTCCCATTACTGAGAATACCGCACCTGTTAGAGAATTTGCTGGAACAGAAGCCATCTTTTGTACGGCGTCTGTTAGCATTTTGACAGACACTGCGAACGAGATCAAAGCGAAGATAGATCTTAAAGTGACTTTAACTCCGTTAAGAACTCTTGTAGCTAAAGCGAGAGTTCCCATTAGAGTTACTACACTTAATACACCGCCAATTAGTCTAGATGGATCTAATCTAGTTATATCAGCTACTGCTGATACCAATACCTTCATCATAAGAGCCATAGCAATCATACTGAAGATATTTGAGATAGGTATACGTACTTTAGAGATTAATCTAGTGGCTCCAGCCATTGTAAGCATGACACCAGCCAATGCTGTAAGTGATCTACCAATCTCTTCCCAAGAAAGGTCTTTAAGTTTAACCAATGTTCCGGCTAGAATTCTCAAAGCTAAAGCGAGACCTATCATCTTGAATGCTCCAACTTGAGCTCCTTCTATACCAGACATACCTTTCATACCCGATACCATAATCTTCATAGCACCAAACATGGCAAGTAAGGCATTACCAATTTGTCCAGTATCTAGCTCGGCTACTTTCTTCATAGCTCCAGCTAAAATTCTCATAGAGATAGCCAAAGCCAGCATTGTAGCAGCTCCGCCTTTAGGAAATCCACTAGCGATAGCGGATAGTTTCTTCATCCCTGACATTAGAATCAAGAATGTTCCGCCAATACCAATAAGCCCTCTTGATAGAGATGGCATATCCATCTTAGACAATTCTTTCAAAGATAGTGTCAAGATAGCAATCGCTGCTGCGATAAGAATTAAAGATCCAGCATTAACCAAGTTAGTAAATGCCTTCAACGAATGTCCTAATTGGTCAAATACATCTATGAATGATTCTTTAAGAGTTTTAGCATCTTTAACAAACGAATTAAATACGTCTTTGATTTTATTGAAGAATGTTGTAATAACGCCATCTTTAGTTTGTTTACCTTTTACATATCTGTCAATAGCAAACAAACTAATCAAAGCTGTTACAATATCTCCAACATTCATGGCTTTCATGAAATCAGCAGTCTTAGCTACGATATCTTTAATCCCGCCCATGTATTTGTCAAACACGCCAGAGATTTTACTAAATTTATCGCCTAGGTATTTGAATAGACCATCGAATCCTCCAGAAAATGCTGCGTTTGTTTCTGTGATGAAGTTCTTAAATCCTTCTAGAGATGGTAATTGAACGTTTTTGATGGCATTAAATGCCGAACCAATAACACTACCAATCGCTGAGAAAACATTCTTAACCACATTCCCCATCGCTTGGAATATACCAAACGATTTAATACCTTGTTCGAGCCCTTCTACAAATTCACGGATTTTACCAGTAATATTAGCTAAAGTTGTAGCAAAAGTTTTAAACCCTCCACCATCTCCTCCAGAAAATGCGCCAAAGAATTGTCGGACAATGGTCACAGCAATCTTGAATATAGATACAAGAATCCCAAATACATTACCGATTGTTTTACCAATAGCAACCAATCCGACCATAACGTTGTTTGAATTTAGTATACCATTAAGGAAATTAGTTACTGAGTCGGAAATATTCTTAAATGTAAGAATAAGCCCATTACCTGATCCAGCAACAATACTCATACCGTATCCAACTTTAGATAATGCAGTTCCAACTAATTGGAAAGCTGTACCGAACATTCTACCAATAGATGTCATAGTTCCTTGAATATATACATTCTCAGATAGTGACTTAGTAAAATCTCTAAATTTGAATGTTAGTTGTGTAAGAACGGCTGCCGATTCTTGGTATGTACCAATAACTGAACGGAATCCAGATCTTAGACCATCAAGAGAACTTATCAAGAATTTAATAGAATTAGTAATTCCATCAAATAATGCTTGTTGACCGCCCATATCTTTCCAGGTCTTCAACATAGCATTTCTATAGTTACCTAGTGAACGTTCCATTTCTAGAACTGGATCATAATATGTTCCTTGGTCGTCTTGGACAAATGGGTTGACAATATTACCAATATTTGTCCACATCGACTTGGCTTCTTCAAATCCTCCAAGTAAATATTCCCATGATTGAGCCCATCCAGAACCAATTGCTTCTTGGACCGTACCTACCAATTGACCAAAGGATTTTACTTCAGTAGCAGCGGCTAGCATTTGTTTGTCAACTGAAATTTCTTTCAATGTGGCAATCAAGACTTCAGAAGTCAACCAACCATCTTGTAATGAATCACGGAAAGATTTTGTCATATCTCTGGCATGACCCATCTTTTCACCCATAGCGGTTAGTCTGTCTTGGAATAATTTACCACCCATACCAGCTCTAACCACGGAGTTCCAGTCCTGTAACATCACCTTACCAGAAGCCAATGCTTGAGATAACTGGTACATCGCAGTAGACGCTTGTAGAGTGCTCGATCCCGAAGCCGCTGCTAGGTTGGAAATACCTTTAATTGCCGTTGCCGAATCTTCCAATCCAACCCCTGCGGCAGTAAAGGTACCAATATTAGCCGTCATATCAGCAAATGAGTAAATTGTCTTATCGGCATATTGGTTCAAATCTTCAAGAGCTTTTGAAGTTTTTCTCATACGAAGAGTCGGATCTGGCGTTTCCCACTCCGTATTTGCCATAATAGTTTGGATAGATCCGAGTTTGTTATTATACTCAGCCAAACCATCAACAGGACCTCTAAAGAATTGCGATCCGAATTGAATAGATTTTTGAATCATGCTTGCCAACACATTACCCAACGCAATATCCATAATAGATAATGAGTGTTGTACTGATGTGGCCGCATAATCAAAAGCACTAGTCAATGGGTTTAGATTTACTGTGCCAGCTTTATTATTTAATTTGTCGATTTCACCAGAAGTATTCGAAAAGTTATTACCAGAATCCGTCTTTCTAAAAATACTCTTTAGACGTGCAAGAATACTTCCTGTTTTACTAGTCTTGCTAGCTACTTCAGTATTCATTTGATCTATGGATTTACCAGCTCCGCTAGTATCCATATTTTCAGTGTTTCGTTTAAAGATGTTTCTAAGACGAGATAATAGACCGTTCGATTTTTCTGTTGAACTCGAAATTGCCTGGTTCATTTTCGCCATGTCCTTAGCAACATTATCAGCAGCACCTTTACCGCTAACTTTAGCGAATGCTGCTTTCAGCTTTTCTAATGCAGACATAGTGTCTTGTGCATTTTTAGTAAAACCTTTATTGTCTAAGGTGACTTTGGCAATTTTTTCGTCAACATATCCTGCCATATTGTCTCCTATTTAATCATTTCTTCTAAAATTTTACCTATGCGAGATGACCATACATCATTTATCGCTTGGGTAATATATGGTCTAGGCGGAACATAACCTCCAGTGCCTGTTCCATGACCATAGTGAATTATGCGAGCTATCGAAACTCCTTTGTTTATGTTGGAGTTCGTTATCTCTATAACAATATTGTCGCCATTTTGATTGATTGTGTAGTCCCAAGAAGAGGCAGTCTTCCCGCTACCAACCGGAGTCGTCTCCGATAATCTGTTAGTTAACATCTTGGCCAACTCAGTTGCTGGACCTGAATTATGCTTCTTAACAGAACGTTTCAACCAAGCTTCAATATTGTTGAAATCTCCGCTAGCTGTTATTTGCATTCTGTTTCTCCTTCTCTTCCATCTCTTTGTACAATCGAGCTTCCTCAGCCCTACGTTGTTCGATGATAGATCTTTGCTCTTCCATAGATTCTGTCTTAGACATTTTCTCTGGGGGAGCTTGTAATGAATTAACAGTATTTATAAGTAACATCAGCTTGTTTAGATTTCTATTTTCCCATTCAAATGGTATTCCATTAATAGCCATATGAGCATATAGTATCTCTGAGGTAAACACGGACTGTCGTTGTCCAGCTTTAGACTTCTTTTTACTTTTAGGTAAGACCGTTGCTGATGGTACATCCTTATAGACATATTGTATAATTCTGTTATATTGATCGACATCCAACCGGTTAAAGTCAAAGTTCTTATCCGTACACATTATCTTAATAAAATCTAAAAGTTCGTCATCAGTAAGATCCTTGTTATCAAGAAATCTCTTCTTATGTTTTGATTCCCACTCATCTAAATTCTTTAGAGTGTATCGAAATTCTACTTTTTGCTTAGGTCTATCAATGAATCTTTGGTTTTCTTCATCAAAAAGCGACAAAGAGTCAACTTCGATATACAAGAAATCGTGTTTCATAGATCATACCTCAATTTAAAAAAAAGCCGATGAGTAATTCCCATCGGCGAAACGATTAGCCTTGTTCTAATGCCTGCTTATTAACGAGTTCGTCCAATCCTTTAATAGATGAAAGAATTCCTTTAACAAATGTTAGCATAGAGGTTTCGTTTTCATGAAGATCTTCGATCAATTGACCAAACGCAAGAGATTGTCCAAATTCATCTCGAACTTCTTTGTTCTTGACGAACCGGTCACCTTCACGTTTACCATAGGCGGAAAGGATAAGATCCTTGAGGAGAGCGTACAAAGCGGTCAAATCTTCGTTCTTTTGAATTTCGTTGATACGAGCTTCAATCTCCTTACCGCCATGTCGTCCTTGGAATTCAATCAGCTCAATACGAGTAAGATTGAAATATTCTTCAGTGGTCACTGGACCGTCAAAACCTTCATAATTGATTTTTTGCTTTAACATGTAGTTCTCCTATTCGATTAATTATTTAAGCAAGTTGATAACTTCTGCTGGTGTAGGAAGTGTAGCATTTCCTGTTTCATCACCGTAGACTTTAGCAATAAGCTTCTTCCATTTAGTAGCTTCAACTTTAGTAGAATCAACAGTGATTACTGAAGTTGGCTTAAATCCTGGAACGTCTACTGGTGTAGAAGTAATTGACCATGATGGATTTGCTGGTTCTGGACTATCAGACACTGTTTGGTGTTGACGTTCAGATGGGGCAGCTTTACATCCATACCACAAGTGAAGTTTTGTACCGTATTCATTGAATTTAACTTCGTTACCAATGATTGATTGGTATGCGAATCCAAATGGACGACGGTTTTGTTGGTGAGCGTTAGCACCTGCTACGATTTCAGCCATACCATCACATTGGTCAAATTCTTTAGGTGAGCTAAATGCTTCGATAGTACCTTCGAAGTTTTCTGCACCAGTTAATGAAAGGTATTTGATGTTGTCTGCGTATTGGTCATTAGCCTCAGCACCACTTGGAGATTCTTGAACGTTAGTCAAACCATTCCAAGCAACACCTTGGTTGTATGTACCAGTGTCGCCCATAACGAACAAGACACCTTTGGAAACACCAGTTTCATAAATACGAGAACCAGTTTCAAGATATTTAAGTTCAGCCATTATTTAAATCCTCCTAATAGCTTTGTGTTATAGTAAGAATTGAGTGATACAAATTATCAATGACATAGTTTGAATCGAAGGTAACATTTTGGAATTTCTCCATAATATCCTCAACTACCGGCGAATCTGGTAGTTTAGAAATAACAGTTACCTGATACATGTCTCTATGAAAATACCGAACGTCATCCGCAAACCTAGACTGCTTATCGGAAAGTTTATAGATGACGCATGGGTATGTGATTTTTGTATTTGACGTCGAATTATAATAGAGAGCGTAGCCGTGTTCTTTTAAAACTTCACGGAGTTTCTTATCCAGAAAATCTCGACGATTTTTAACCATTATAGACTCCTCCTAATGTAATGTGAATTCTTGGTGTTTTAATATCAAAAGACTCAACTTTCCATTTTACACCATTATATTCCACATATTTCAGATTTGCAATATTGCTCATGAAGAACTTATTAATAACAAGGGAGATTCTGTTATTGTTTAGCAAATTATCATTAGTGGATTTGTCGCTATTTTGATTACGCCAAGTCTGACTAAGAAGCTCTCCGCGAAACTTCTTGGTCACGACTTTACTATCGAAAACGCTGGGCATGTCTTCGCGCTCGACTTGATCAAGTTCAAACCCAGCGATGCCCGTTAGCTTCATGATTAGCCGCCAGGAACTACAGCTGCAGCTTCTTTAGGTGTGAAGTACACAGCCGCTTTAGCACGTACAAGAGCACCTGAAAGACGAGCTTCAATCAAGTATTTCTGTTTGTTGTAGTCGATATCGAAGTCTTCGAATGAAGTTACTTGACCACCTTGGTTTGTACCTACTTGATAGTCTGCCAAGTTAACCATGATCATTTCATCTTCCTTCAAGAAGTTAGTTTCAACGATTTCTTTAACACCAAACAGTGAAGCAAGGTATTCTGTAGTAGCAGGTTGTTGTCCACCAAATACCCATTGTTCGTTCTTGTTACGCAAGAAACGAAGTTTAACCAAGAATGTTGGGTTTACATACAGGGTTGGAGTTCCTGAACCATGCATCTTAGTCTTTTGGTTAGCAACAGTTTCGAAGATATCAAGCAATACTTTAGAATCGTATTTGGTCTTGATTGTGTAGAAGTCGTCATCTTTAGAGATTGGACGAATCTTAGTTTCATCGATCTTGTCTTGTGAACCAGTAGCACGTCCGTCCCCAACAAGGATTGCTTGAGCGATTTCATCGTTCAGTTTCATACGCATTTCTTGTTGGAAGAAAGCAGCAACGTTCAATTGTTGACCCATGTCGATAGCATCGTCGCGGTCGATTGATTGTTTCTTGTAGATTGTCTTAGGATCTGTTTTACGAGTAAGGAAAGAAATGATTTGTTCTTTCTTTTGGTTACCCTTGATGTAACCTTTCGCACGAAGATTTTCTTCTGAAAGATCTGAAAGGTCTGACATGATAGACTTAACAAAAGCAGTAGGTACTTTTGTAACAGCTCCAAGAATATGTTCAGTAGCAGTGTTGTTAGAGTAAATTACTTGTACTCCACCGCCAGTAAGAGTGTGTTCTGGGAACAACAATTCAACATTGTTCATTGAGTGTTTCAGTTCGTCTTGTCCCATTTCAGAAAGAACATGAGAAACTTTGCGACCTGATTCTTGAGCAACTTTCATTGCATGAGTAAGTTGATCTTTGATAGTAGCAGCTTGGCTATGAGTGAGAGTATCACCTTCGAAAGCGTTAAAATGCATTAACTTTTCTCCTTCATTGTCTTTTTGTTCAATTTCAGCTGGAGTATCTCCGTCTTCAGCTGGAGTATCGTCTTCTTCTGCTGGCGTAGCAAGTTCTTTTTCGATTTCGCTAAGTACTTCTTCAGCAGCAGCATCCGCAGCACTTTCAGCAGCAGCGTCGACAATAAGAGCAACGGCTTCTTGTTGTTCTGGGGTAAGTGTTTCCAAAACTTTGTCGAGCTCGGCGGTTGCTTGACCTTCTTCAGCATGCTGAATACGATCTAACAACGATGGTTTACCCTTCGCTTCGCCGATAAGAATATCGCGAGCAGAATGGATGATTTCATTAGATTCCATAATGATGGTTTCCCCTTCCTCAGGATTTTCGGAATGTCGAATGACTTCCGTAATTACAGCACCAGGATTTGCCCCGGCAATTACCAATGATACTTCATAGATATTACCATGAATAACGTCATTGGATGGCGTACGCTTAATGCGGTTAGCCCCAATCGACATTGACATGACATCTCCATGTAGTACCAACTCTTTAGCAGCTTCAGCATTTGGTGTAGAGTTGAAGTAACCTTCACAATACATGCCTTCACTGTCTTGATGGAGTATTACGTGTCCAATGACGTTTTCTGGGGTGCTAGGATCATGCGACCAAACTAGCGGAACCTTTTTACCGTCATTATCCTCGAAAGCTCCATGCTTGATAGTGACTCCATCGGTACAACGCAAATCATTTCGTGTTGCATACCCGGCGAAGTCATAAGCTGGATGAGTTCCCATGTGTGTCCTCCTATTTTATTTGCTTGGATTTTGAAGTTTCTTACTGTTCTTCAGGAGGATAGTAACCCTCTTCAGTTTCAGCATAATCTCCTTCAGGGGACTCAGCAGACCCAGGCAAAGAATACCCTTGATTAGAATCCGCAATGTTACGGTTATACAGTTCATTAGCCAAAGGATTGGATGATGGACCGTAACCAATAATAGCACGGAATTCATTAGGTGTAAGAATAGAATTTCGAAGAAGTGTATCGCCAATGGTTGCTAGCTGTTCAGTAGGAACAAGTTTAAATGGATCAGTATATGTCACAATACGATGACCTTGGGTATATCCCGTTTTAGTGATATACTTTCTTTGGAATTCTTCTTGTATTCTTTTAGTAATCGGCTCGATAGTACGTGTATAATAGTTTTGCATTTCCGAAGCGGATGCAGTACCATTAAATACGTTCTTTGTTAAACCGATTTGATTGAGAAGTTCCTCTGTTAAGTATTTGATCTCCTCCATAAGAGTAGAAGAAATTTGTCTTGTTAACTGAGTGATCTTCTCTTCGGACGAAATGTATGCAATACCAAGATTCGAATCTTTTAGCTGATTTTCAATCGCTTTAATACGATTTTCGGCTTGGTCTTTGTAAACATCTGCCCGAGTAGGATATGGTAATTGGAGAATCATGTTCAAACGATTAGATACCAACTCCAAATCCTGTTTGTCCAAAATTGATAACTTTTGGATCAATCGATCCATAGTCGGATTTTCATTTCCGAGAATGGAGTTTAAGGGATTCTCAATAATCGCTACCATTTTCTTAGGCACAATTATTTCAGAGAAGTCTCCTTTGTTTTCGTTATATACTCGAACACGTATTCTTGTAGGATACCATTCGAGAACCTTTCCCACCCTCATAGATGAGATATTATACGAATCAGACGTACTGGGATCTATATCAGCAGTCATAGGAACCACAGCAACTACACCCTCATCAAATAGAGAGAATACTAGGTCATGGAAAAAGTCCGTACTAGTCTGGTCAATATTAGCTTCTACTTCAAACAAACGTTGTAAACTAGATGTTTGAACAACTTGATTTTCAGTAGAGTCGTCAGTACCATAATTTACGATCTTGACATGCTGATATGTTACCATTGAAGCATCCATAGCAATCCTATTAAAGATCATTGATGCGATCGAAGATCGTTTATATGTCCTTTGTGGAATTGTACTATTCGGATTTAACGCTCGCGGTTCAAAGGTTTGCTGATACTTGGGATCGGTTTCCCTAAGACTGGGTTCGTTTGGCTTCTTTGCAAACATACTCCAAGCATGTCTGACGTTATCCATTATTCCCATATTGCTCCTTCGTTGCGATTTAGTCGAATAGATCTCTGTGGCGGGTATAAGCCACCCAGGCATCTATCAAGGCAGCTACATTATCGATCTTCTCGGACGCTCTCCGTTTAGACAATTTGTAGTTACCATTGTTGTCTTGAAGCGCTACGGCATTACCCATAGCAAACTTCATTAGTTCTTCATCGAATATTAACATTCGATTTGACGCTAGATTTTTAAGTTCACCCATAGGTACACTTTCGGTTTTGGCACCTTGAATAACTTTTTCGATACCGAATTCACCATTATCTCGAATCCATCGTTGTACGAAGTCTCGAGAATTGTATGGGTCATAGCCAAGAGTATAAACAACATATTTATGTTCCAAAATGAAGTCATAAAGGTCGTCGTATACTCTATTCATATCTAAAAGTACTCCAGGTATAACTACTAGCGTACCTTCTGCTATCAATTCGTCATATTTATTACGCATCGCAGCAGTGAGTTTCTTTAATTTGGCTTCGGATACATAGGATTTAGTTTTTACACCAAATCTACCGTAACCAATTGGAAACAGAAAAGTGAAAGCACAGAAGTCATCCCCTTGTGATAAGTCAGCGCCCATTGAGCAGACGAGTCCATCGAAGTTTTGAGGTCTGTGTAATTCTGTTTCTTCATAGACAAAGAAATATGTGAAACCTTCAACAGGAATACCGAACCTTTTAGCAAGGATATCGGCTCTCGTTGCTGGTTGAGTCTCTGCACGTTCAACATCGGCTTGATATGTTTCATAAGAAACTGTTACACCGAGGTTAGGATTTGCTTTAAGCCAGGTCTCTGGATACGGAACCTCACGAACATCGTCCAAACGATAGTACCATATAGATACATGAGGATTGTTGTATCGACCTTCTAGTATGTCCATTAACTCCATTTTGATTGTATCACCAACACCATTACGGGCTGTACCTTCTGACGAAGTAGCGACAATCAAATAGTTGGTGTTCTTTGACGCCCCTTGTTCTATAGGTCCTATGACGTCCTCACGGATCTCGCCCGAGAGCCATTCATCTACAGAGGCATACTTACAACGCAAACCTTGAAGTCTATCCGTCGACATAGGTCTGACTTCCAATAGACTGTTTGTGGCAAAGTTCTCTATACCCTTCTTCGTACTACTTAACAACTGTTTCTGTTGCATATTACCTGTCATCTTAGATCCTTCAACCATATATCTGATCAATGGACCTTTTGCTCGAGACAAAGCGGTACGAATAGGAGCCATAATTTCTTCAGCCTGTTTCATTGTCGGTGCTGTGACTATCTGGTGAGTAGTCGACGGGTCAATCAATAACATATACGTCTGTAAAAACGTAGAATACAATGATTTAGCAGCACCACGTCCAACTATAAGGAATTGTTTCCGTGTCAGACGTTTCATTCTTTTGCGCATTTCCCATCTACCCGTCTTAGGGTTAAACACGCGGTCATTGCTTTCGTAATACCAAGCCAAAGCATCTTCGGCCCATACACGAAATGATGGTAACAATGTAACATCACTACCATCGGTTAGAGTCATTTCATCCTCGCAAAATCGAACAAAGCCCTCAATAGCTTGATCATCATAGAAATAATCCGGAGACTCAATCAGGAAATCGATTCGATTCATTTGTAATGATATCCATCGATTGACTGGGATCTCACCTCTCAAGACTTGTTCTTTGAATTTGCTATATTCCTGAGGATATGCTTTGTTAGATAACACTCAGACTAATACCTCCTTATGTATTCATCCATGTCCGGACGCCGCTAATAGCTTTAGCTACTTTGTCAGGATTGTTCTTAATGTAAGAAATACCTTCTTTGGTAACAATACGACGAGCATCCTTAACACCATCAACAACTAATGCCCGACCAACATCTTTGGCGAAGCTATTACCGTTGTTTGGCTTCTGGTGAATTCTAGTAGTTCTAGTGACTTGTTCTGCCAAGTCATTCTCGAGTCTTAAACGGTTGACAGCACGTTGTAAATCTTTATCGCTCAGCGTCGAACGATTGGCATACTTGTGCACCCATTCCCGATTACGACTCTTGTTGGTTCGCTTATCAAGTTTTCGCTGTTTATGAGCAGCTAGTCTTGAGCGAAGACGTTGTCCCCATTTCATTCCTTTGATTCCGAAGTGCTCAATGATATCTTTGGAATCGCAAGATTGAACGGCGTGTAACAGTTCATTATCAAGGTTCATATGAATTGTACCGCTCCTTCTGCATAGTGATCCGAACAGCCGCCCGGTCACGAGATTTTTCTAATGAGGTCAAAACCGATCCCACGGGTGGATCAAACACGAGTCGCAAACTTAAGTTGATAAATGTCTTGACCAACCGAAGTAAGTTAGGATCATTCTTCTTAAGTAATTGTTCGTATTTTGAATCTTTGGTAAGGACGAAGTCCTCCTTGACATAAGTCAGCTGCGACAGTTCACCGATTAGTCCATCTAGTTCTAATAGTAAACGATCATCGAAACCATCGTCCTCAGCAACCGCAAAATCCAGAGTTCCTTTAACCTCAGATAAGATGGTTGTTTCTGACATTCGTCACCTCACCATAAGTTTGTGTCTCCAGGTTTTCTTTCAACTAACTCTTCAACCCTTCTACCGTAATGGATGATGTTATGCGTCTCTATGGACGTCGAAATTAGTAAATCCGGGTTTAAAAGTAAGTCTTCATTCCAATCTAGTATATCGTCTTCCACTAATGGAATCATATGATGCACTATAATTGGTCCCTCGATAGGAACTCCTGGACAACCCAAGTCATAACCCATATCTCTGGCAATAATTTCTTCACGAAGATTACGCCACATCCTTGACTTATAAAATGGATTTGAAAACTGTCGAGGGGATACATAGCCCTTATCAAACAAAGATAGGTAATTCAATCGATCACCCCATTCTTTGTGGGCAGCCATGTCATTATATGATAAATTCAGATCTTCTCGAGTAAGAATACGTTTCTTAGTCGAATGTATCTGACGGGGCATAACCTCGAAGTGCATTAAGAACCTCCTCACTATCTCCTCGACCTTTAACTTCGGTTTCTATTTGAGAAACCTTACTTGCATTAAGTTTGTTCTTAGATCTAAGATTTTCAAGCGCCAACTCGTTTTCCACAGTACCATATCGTAGTAATACATTTAAAGTACTTGGTGCGATAGTTCCAGCACGAAGTTGTTCTTCGGCTAAATCCACAGCTAACGTTGTAAGTTGGTTCATACGACCTTCTGGCGTAGCCGCTTTCTTTAGTTCAGGAATTTCTTTCTTTCTCCGAGGCATAGATTATCCCTCCTTGTTAAGTTTACCCTGAAGCTTACGCAATTCGGCTACAGCGTTTTCGATATAGTCTTCCGCTTGATCTTCAGTCAACTTGATACCTACTTCTTTAGCGTAGGTAGCTAGCTTACGAAGAGCTTCAGCTTTCTTGTCAGCGTTATTAACAAGTTTAAGTTGCTCGAGACTTGTAACGATGATTAGTGCGCGATCTGCCAAGTTGATAAGGTTGCGGTTATGAGTAATAGTACCAACATAACGAACCAATTGGATAACAACTGGGGCCACGATAATCAGTAAGGTAATGTAATTAACAATATCATTGACTGTCATTGTCTAGACCTCTTCCTTCTTGTCTTTTTTCTTCCACATAATCATGAACAACACGACTAACATATGAATTATATCCTTTTGATGAGTATGTATCATACAAAACCAATACCTCTTGAACGGATAATCTATCCGAATGTATACCCGTGATTATTTGTATTCGTAAAAGTTCTCGCTCAGTATCCTTTTGGTACTTCTCTACCGAAGTTGTTAAGTTCTGAATAGATGCTTTTAGACTTGATAGTTCATCATTTTGCGTTTTCTCCAAATTAGCCCATAATTTTTTGAACACTTTTGTTCCAAAACCTATGATGCTTCCTCCTATACCAATATAAAACCCTATCTGAGTTAACACTTCAGGAGATAGTACCCACTTCAATAGTTCTACGAAGTGTGATTGTACCGTATTCGGCATACTTTGATCTCCTTGTTGAATAGTTTGACCACAGAATAACCCCAATTTCAGGATAAAATTCACTCCGGAGCTATTTTTAAG